TTAGGAATTATACGGAATCCTTGAATAATCTATCTCAGTTGACACTCCATTCAATCTTGCCTCCGTATAAACCAAGTCAAGATTGCGAAATTGTTCTTCTCCTGGCCCTACGACGAGCTTTACCATGGCGTTCAAATTAATAGGTGAATCAAAGAAATGACAAAGCTTATTCCCCCTATTAAATGTCCCAGTTTTCACACCTTCATGTGGGACGGAAACCAAACGCCATTCTTCTTCGGGCTCAAACCCCTTATGCTTAATATACGCTGGATTGAATGTCGTCTGCAGGAAATTGCTATCATTTTGTATTGTGCACGGATGCTTATATAGGCGCAAAAGCATACCATATATTTCTTCGTCTATCTCATGCAAAGGAGGTTCTCCATAAATACAAAACCTCAATTTACATTTTTCTGTTTGGAGTTTGTTCGTATCAAAGCCGATGGCAACTGCATTATTGGGCTTGATATATAAGCTGTTCCAAAAGACAATATTATCGCCGTTTTCTGTGAAGCACGAAGCATAAAGGTTTTTAGAGTAATCTAAAAACAAGGTCTTTATAAAATCATGGGGTATGCGATATTGCAGGCTTATTCCTCGTTTGATTTCATATCGTGTGATTTTATCAAGAAGAAGCCTCAATCCGTAATAAAACTCAGATGTATCATTCAAATCTCTGAGGTTGGTAAATCGTAAAGATTTCGACTTAAGTATTTTTTGAAATGTGTCTATGGATGTGTAATGGTATATGACACTCGGTTTGGGCTTGTATGGAGCGGTAATCGCTAAAGGCGCCTCTACAATATCATCATTAGAAAGTCTAATGATTCTTTTATCACCCTTTATTTCGATAGTAGCCATTATGCTTGCCCGATGAAGTGGTTAATAAGTCGTCTGTTTTCTGCGATTTCCTTGTCCTTGTCGGCAAGAATGGATTTGAGGTACTTTACTTCCTCGCGCAAGCGTATCAATTCATCATGTTCTTCGAGATTAAAGCCCTCAATAAAATTGCCGCCTGCTAGCCTATTCCCACTTTCACCATTTTGGGTTTGTTTAATTGTTTCTTTTTCTTCGTCAAAGAAAACAGTGATTGGAACTTGCAAAATTTGAGCGACACGTTCCAGAGTATCGGTTTTAGTTGAATTTTCACGCACCATTAGATGAACAGCCTGAGGTGTCATCCCAAGTTGTTCGGCGAGTTCGCTTATCGTTATTCCCCGCTCTTTTGCTATTACTTTGATTTTCTGCAAGTTTGCCATATAAGAGTAAATTTTAACTTTCTTTAATGAAAGAAATACTTTACTTTTAGAAAATATGGCTTACCTTTGCATTGTCGCTTTCAGAAAGGGCGATAAACGGCAACAACAAAGGAGGACAGCTTTTCGGAGCTATCCTACATATTCTCAACCGCAAAGATAAGCGTTCTCCTTTGATTTGCCAAACTTTTAGAAAGAAAAATCAATAATTCAACTTTAGGAAAGAAGAATGGCAAAACTAAGCAAGGACAAGGTAAAAGCGATGCTCGCAAGCGACATGATTGTTGTATCCTGCGACAACGCTCCCGAAGTGGACTCTGCATTTGAGACCGCAAAGCAGGCTCGCTCCGAGATGGGCGACCGAGGCGCATCAGTGAAGATATCAAAATCCAACGTCACCCTTACCGTGGTGGTGAGGACGGGAGTATGACCGACCGCAAGAAACTCGTCTATGGACGGCAGCCAACGCTCGACAAGTGGATTGAAACCTACAAGGAGAAAGGCTACCGTCTGTGCCGCAGGATAACCGACTACTGGAAGAACGGCAAGGTGGTGTATATCGCTGAACTTGAAAAAGAAAAATGAAACAATTCCTCGACATAATCGAACCCGACCAACTCAATTTACTGAGTATTGCCTTCCGCAAGATGGGCATTACCTTCAGCAAGGCTGTGGCGGCTAAGATTGTCGGAGGCGAATATAGACTTGAAAAACTTGTCAGCGAGGGCAAAATCCGCATGGAAAAGCCCACAGCCAAGCAGAACGGCAAATGGTTCTGTGACGGAGGTGATGTGATAAGCCACCTGAAATTCTAAAAGCCAGCAGACGCTTAAAGTCTACAAAAGAACCCCCTGACCTGACAGGGCTGAAGAACAGGTTGCGACAGACCCTCTCGCCGGGCAAAGCGTGAAAAGGCGGGCGCGGACGGTGCCGGTTGATTGTTGGCCGGAAACATAATCGAAAGCGACAAAATACCCGAACAAGCAGAAGCGTAGACTTGTCCGCCGAGAGCATAGGGGAGCAAGACAGCACGGAGTTGCGACCGTGCGACAACTGACGATAAAATGACGGCAACGGTGAGGTACAGCCATTCGGCAGACAACATGACAACGAGAAACAAACTCTAAATAACGGTAGCCCGCGTAGCTCAATGGCAGAGCAGCATGTCCGGTTCCCGATAATGGACATGCCGATGCAGGTTCGACCCCTGCCGTGTGGCACAATGTGAATTACCATATAGTGTATAGTGTTTTTGATAAATTTTTCTTACGTACATGCCGTCTGCGAAGATGGCTCAGGCAGTAAACACAGGAGAGAGTGGCACCCTTTTAAGGTGCTTGTGGTTAGGGTTGCGTGCCCCATGGCGCGACTGCGATAACTCATTAGTCCTGTGGGCGGCAAAATAGGGGCTGTATAACGAAAGTGCCGCCAAAACAACCATATATTTTAACTTGACTTTTCCCGGTGGTGTGTGAACATCGCCGGATTCTTTTTGAAAACCAACTAAACTTTACGATATGAAATCATTACTGAATTGGCGGCAAGGGGTGCTTGACACACTCTTTGTCGTAGCCTTTTTCGCCGCGATACTGATTTTTGGCGACGATGAGCGACCATTAGGCGCATGGATAGAAGTGCGTGTTTACCTTTTTGCAATCGCCTCCGGCTGTTTTTACGCCTTGTGTCGCTTAGCAAGGAAATGGGAACGCGAAGGTAAAATCAAATCACCAACAATCAAATAAATCAATTTATGGAAATCAAGACAAAATTCAACCTCGGCGACAAGGTGTGGACAATTCGCGATTGCAAGGCTGTATGCTTCAAAATCGGCTGTATTTTATATGACGGTGCGACATATTACGGAGAAACGCGCTATGACATGATAATCGAGTCCGAATGTTTCCCGACAAAGGAGGCGTTGCTGAAATACATTGCGGATGAATGATGGAAACAGAAGTAAGAAAGCTTAAAAAAATAATAATAATGAAAGAAAGCCTTACTCCCGAGCAGACGCAGGAACTTGCGGCCCTTGGATGTGGTCAGCTAACCACGCTGACGTCGGTAATCGGTGCAGTTCCGCTTACATACCGGGTTGAACCGGATGCGTATGCCTCCCTTTCGATGCAGTGGGATTGCAGCTTTGGCGAAGAATGGGAAGTCGGCTATGCAGATGTGACCGCTCATTCCGAAGAGCTGATAGACGCGCTTTTCGAGCTAATCAAACTCCTAATTGATAGAGCGTGATGACTGACCCCGTAATTTACGGGCTTTCAAATGAAGCCTATCACCACGAAGCTCCCTATTCGGAATACTTGTCAAGCAGCCAACTCAAAATCTATTTGAAGTCGCCCAAAGCGGCTAAGTTTGCGCTCGACAATCCGACCGAGGAGAAATCAGACGCACTGCGCTTCGGCTCGCTGTTCCACGATTGCATGGCGGCATTAGCCGAGGGAGTCTCCATGTGCGAAGTTCTTGATGCGATACCCGCGTTTGAGCCGCCAATCAACAAGAATACGGGCAAACCGTATGGTATAACGTCCAATCCTTATAAAGAGGCATGCCAGTCGTTCACGGAAAGCCTTAACGGAGTGCTTGCCTCAACCGCCGAAGAAAAGGAACTTGTAAGCGCAATGCTCAATTCGCTTTTGTATGACGGCGGTGCAACATCCAAACAAGTCCGTAAGGCATTGAGATACGGCAAGCCGGAAGTCAGTCACTTTGTAGAATACGAGGGATGCAAATTCAAGTTCCGACCAGACCTCACAACCCGATACCGACGCAAAGGACGGCAATGTGCAGACCTCTACGATTGGAAATCGGTAGCCACGGACGATTTGAGCGAGGAAAGCATCAACCGCATAATCCTCAAATACGGCTACCATATCAGCGCGAGCCACTATCAGTTCTTCTATCACGAGCAGACGGGAATATGGCCGGGCTTCATCCTTGTGCTTGTCAGCAAGGTCGCTCCCCATGACTGCGTGATGGTGGATATGTCTCATGGCATTAGAGACCCTTATACGGGGCAAATAACATGCTACGGATATTATTACGACAGAGAAAGCGATATTGTAGAAATGGGGTGTGGCGCGATGGAGTTCAAGAAACTTCTCGACCTCCACATCAAATGCACCAAAGGGAATCATTGGCCCGGTGCGGAGCAAGCCATACCCGACAACAACGGCGTGAGGATTCTTGAAATCCAGCCGCCGAGATATTATCAATCTAAGTTTATTGAAGAAATATGAAACTTATAGCATTTATAGCACCTGCGCCTGACGGAATATTTGCGCATGGCACCCATAACGGTTATGTCGCCGTTCCTCCCGAGCACCCTTGTTACCGTGGAGATTACTACGAGAAGCCGATATGTGATTTGGATGTTCATGGTGGAATAACATACTCCGAACCCGTGTGCTACGAAGAGATAACTTTTATGAGCCAAAGGCGAGTCAAGCCTGAATACATAGGAACGCGGTCAGCCCTGCTTGACACTGCGGAATATCTCACCGAAGAAAAGGATATACCCGATGATTGGTGGATATTAGGATTCGACACTTGTCATTTCGGAGACAATGAAATGATATGGAATCGTACCAATGTAGCAAGCGAAACGCTCCGTCTCAAAGAACAACTCGAAGAATTAGCAAACACTAAATCAAAATAACAATGTCAACAGAACAGATGACCCAGCCGGAGCAGACCGCTTCGCAGACACAGCCCGAACAGTCGAAAGCCGAGGCTCAGACCACGGCAGTAGCCAAAAAAGAAAGTTACACGCCCGAAAGGACAGCCGAAGCAATCAAAAAGCTACCGGCTCTTCTGCAACCAATCAAAAATCTATTCGCGCAGCCGTGGGAATCATTCAGAAGCGCGTTCAAAGACCCGGCAGAGGCCGACCGTGTGATGCAGCGTGAAGTCACCTATGCGTCGCAAGCTATGATGAACAATAACTATCTCATAACTTGCGCACAGAAATCACCGCAGCACTTTATTGAGGCGATGAAGAATGTCGCGCTTTCCGGATTGTCGCTTTCGCCGGTGCTGAAACAAGGCTACCTCGTCCCGTTCAATGGTCTTGTATCTTTCATGCCGTCCTATATGGGTTTGGTAGATATACTCGTAAATGCCGGCATCGTAGCGAAGATTGAGGCGCATTGTGTCTACAAGGGCGAAAAGTACGAGATATGCCACGGCACGGAGGAATATCTGCGCCACTTCCCCGGATGGGAAAACCGAAACAAAGAGAATCTTGTCGGATGCTATTGGATCGCAACTATGGTCGATGGCTCAAAAGTATTCGGCGACCTCTCTACCGACGAAATCGAAGTCATACGCAAACGCGCTCCGTCTGCAAAGAGCAAATCGCCGTGGGACACAGATTACACGGAAATGGCGAAGAAAACAGCCGTGCGCCGTGGCTTCAAGATGTTACCGAAGTCGGGCATCTCTGACGATAAACTCAAAGCTGTCGAAGCCGTCTTCGACTACGACGAAAAGGTCGAGCAGAATTGGATTGCAGAGCAGAAGCAGACCTCAACAAGCGGCAACCGCTTTGACGAGGACGAAGTAGAATATGAAGAAGTAAAAGAATAAATCATGGCAAACGAGATTAAAAACAATTTCAACAAAAAAGTACAGATGCACTTGGCTTGCTCGGTTGATGACTTCCGTCCCGAAATGCAGTGCATCTTTTTCAACAACGGATTTGCCTACGCGACTGATACTCGCATACTCGTCAGAAATCGTATCTCTGAAATATCGGGGCTGAACGAGAGCGAGATTGAGGCTCTTAACGGCAAATTCCTACACGCCGACTTTTACAAGGATATGCTGAAATACGACAGCATTATGATTGCAGACGACGGCATAGAGTGCGCAAAAGGCAACGACAAGGCGTTTTTCTACTTCTCCACATTCGAGAAATATCCCGATACGGAGAAAGTTCTGCAGGACACTCTGAACAAACAGACCGTTCCGCTACCGCAATTCAGCTTCGACATGAAGCTGATGCAGCGACTCAACAAGGCTCTTTATCAGAGCGACAGTTGCACGGCTACGTTCAAGGGCGTTGGTAACCCCATCATCTTTGACAGTATTGACGAAGAAGTGAGCAGTGTGGGTCTGTTTATGACTTTACACAATCCTGAATAATAATATGAGCGAAGAAGCAAATGGATACCAAGTCTCCATGATATGCGAGGCTCCGAAAGATGGATTGAAAGTGAAAATCAAGAAACTCCATCCCGACGCGGTGATACCGACAAAAGCTACGGCGCAGTCGGTAGGTTATGACCTATATGTGAGGCAGGACATCTGTATAGAGCATACGCGGCAGGTGATTCCGCTCGGATTCGCCATTGAACTGCCTCCAGGCATCGAAGCAAAGATAGAACCCCGAAGGGGATTCTCCTCTAAGGGCATTGAGGGGTTTGCGCTTAAACAAGGCTCTAATTGTGAATTTGGTAATGGTACTCTGACATTAAAAGATAATGCCGAGGAAGAGCTGTGGCAGCGAATAGACAAGACAGAACGCTTCAATGCCGATGTGCTTGTAGACAAGGTTGACCCGGATTATCGCGGCGAAGTCGGAGTGATTATCCGCAATAACGAGCCGGGCAGACATTTCCTTATTGCCAAAGGCACGCGCATAGCGCAGATGACTTTCTATCCCGTCGCACAATTCCCCGGAGACTTTGAGGTCTCGGAAGAATTGTCAGAAACAGAAAGAGCTGACGGCGGCTTTGGGCATACCGGAATTTAGGTTTCAATCCCTGCGCAAGAGTGCGCGAAAAGGGCACGCGGGATTCGACTCCCGTGTGTCCGCAATGATGTGTCTCTTCATGGTATTAGATTAAGGTTAATACTCTGTGAAGATAGCACGGTTTTTATTCAGATTATGGAAATATCTAAAACCGACCTGCAAAAGGTCATAACGTATCTTAATGATGCCTGCAAACTCTACGAGGCTCTGCCTATGCAGTCCATGAAAAGTCGTGCATACATGATACGACAACTCACTACTAAGCTAAATGTAAAAATCAGTAATAACAATGGAAGAAAACCCATTTGAAAATAACGAACTGTGCAGCGGGGGACAGTGTGCCTCTAAGCACGAGTGCGCCCGCTATATGGACAATGTCGATATTCAGCGCGCAAAGAATCAGTTTATCGTTTTTAATCATGACTGGTGTATCTGTTGCTCCGGTTATCTTGACAGACCGAGCGATGATTATCCTGAAAAAAACAATTAGATGATTGATTATATCCGACTGCCACGCTCGGCTCTGAGCGACGAATTGTGGCGAAACAACGGCGCTTTACTTCGCGTCTATATGTACCTCGTCAGGCAAAGCGACAACGGCGTCATCGACACCTCTGTGGCGCAAATATGCAGGGCAACCAAACTTACCGAAAGACAGGTACGCGACGCTTTGACACAGCTTGAAAGGTCAAACAAAACGTCAAGCAAAAGGTCAAACAAAGGGTCACGCATAACTATTTGTGACATTGGCGATAATAACACTTTGGGGTCAAGCAAAAGGTCAAACAAAGGGTCAAGCGAAACGTCAAGCAAAAAAACGACAAAATTCACCCCTCCCACCGACGAAGAAGTCGCCGCTTATGTCGCCGAAAAAGGCTACCACTTCAACCCCGCACAATTCGTCCCACACTATCAGAGCAAAGGATGGAAAGTCGGGAACCAGCCGATGAAAGACTGGCGAGCAGCTTGCCGGACGTGGGAAAACTCATGGAAAGAGAAACATGGAGAACGATTCTATTATGAAATACAACCAATCACTACAAACCGCGCAGCTATCTCCAAGGAGAGCCGCGACAGATTACGCTACCTCGCAACTGGAGTTGTATCGCAGTCTACCGACAAACTGTTCAGTCTCTACAATGGTGGCAGCGCAGACCCCGACGATAGCGAAGATTAAAAACGATGTGTCGTTGGATGATGCCCGCGCCCTGCTCTCTATTGCCGTCTGTGAAGTATGTGATTTTTTCAATGTCGGCAAGAATATGAACGATGCGCAGATTGCGTTAACCGTAGACCTGATTATCGAACAGTTCTGGTACTTCAAACTTGAAGAAATCAAATACTGCTTCCGGCGCGCCATGATGCGTGAGAAATTGTTTGACCGGCTTGACGGCAACATAATCATGGGTTGGTTAAGAGAATACGATACCGAGCGCACAGAGGAGGCTATACGTATTCCTGAGCAACGTGATACGCAGCAAGTGAACGAAACAGCGGATTGCCCCGAGGCTGTTAGCTTTGAGGATTATGTCGCCGATTTGAGAAACCGCGCGCTAAAAGATAAGAAAGCCGCCCAGGTTCTAAAAGAAATAGACAACTCCTCCCCCAAAAGACTTAACCTGCTGACAAACGAAGAAAGAGTACAAAAAGACCACGACTTCCGCATGTGGCGCACATTCAACTATCTATCAAGAAAGAAATAATGATACAAAACCAAAATTCACCGGATGCTTCTAAGATTCGCGTCAATCTCTTCCATTTTACAGAGAGGGAAGAACGCATGATTGAACGCGCTATACTGCTTTCACAAAAATTCATGGACTCTTACGGTAGAGGGCGCAAGCCAATGATGGTCGACCGTTCAAAATATCTCTAAAATTCACATTATGACACCGATACAACGAATAGACCAAAAGATTGACCTCCTGCGGCGGCAGTACGCCGACCTTACACGCGGCTGTGCCGTCATAAGCCCCAAGGCGCGCAAGACAGCCGACCGCATCGCCCGCCTCCTCGACGAGCGCAAGGAGATGATAGCCTCCGAGCGTCACTCGCTCGGCAAGCTGCTCCCCAGAGACGAGACACAGCGCAACGCCATCTACCTGCGGCTGGTCAAGCTCCCCGTCATCGCAGACTTCCTCTATGGGGCGTGTGTCGACCTTCAAGGCACACTCCGCGAAATAGGTCTGAACGAGCTGACGATGATGCGCCGCGTCACCGACATACAGACCCGCGCCAAGGAGCTTGCCTTCACGCTCTCCGAGTTCCCCGAACTGGAAAACATCCTCTCCGCCGACGACACGCTCATCGGCGCACTCGACCGCAAGGTCAACGACTTCCTCACGCGCAGAATGAACATCACAAAATAAAACAACAATGACAACCCACGACAAAGACCTCTACGACCGTGCCGAGCGGTATTTCACCGACACGTTCAACGCACAGCCGCTTCACGCAAGAGAAGTGCTCGGCATCAACCCCGACATCATGGTGATACGTGAGATGAAAATCGCCCTCCATCACCTCCAGTCCGCACAGGCGCAGCTTCAGATGCGCATAGACCTCGCCCGTCAGCGCGTCATCAACGCCTACCTCAGTCAACGAAAGGAGGCATCATGTTAGCCCGCGTCAAAGCCACCGGCGAAATCGTCAAGGTCTACGAGCGTTACGATGACCTCGCAATGGAGAGCACCTACACCGAGCTTGCACGAATTTACCACCCCGATGAGCTTGACCTCGACATCCCGGCAGAGCCGGTGAATCCGCAGTCGGCTCTCAACCAAGAAGAATGCGCCGTATCTCCTCAACCGACTCTCTCACCGGTGACACGGTTTCTGACAGCAAGTGAAATAGCAGAGATTCAATGGATGCCCACTGTGTTGAGTCACCTATCAGCGCAATTATCCGCCATAGCCCTGGCTGTCTCCAGAAGACATGCGATAGCCTCAGTCCTAAGGCGCGATACAGCTGCTGGTGATAGCTCCCGTCTTGCAGCGTTGGCAGCCATTTCCTCAGGAATCCGTCATGAAGAGTTTCCTGATATAAATCTGCTGTCGACCATTGAAGATATTGATGAAGATATCGGAAAGAAAGGTCCGGTGTTGTGGACTGAGGCGCAGGCAATGGGTGAGACTCTGAAAAATATCTCAGAAAAAATATGCCGCATGTGTAGCATAACGCCTCCTCAAACCATTTTTGACCTCCATGATTTAAGCCGTCTAACCTGCCGTTTATCAAGTGATGGCAAAACTCATGGGCAAACTGGTACGCAAGGTTGGCATGACTCGACAGCTCACATTCAAGAAGAATCTCATGGTCAAAAATCTTAGGAGTGCCGACATAGTTGCGGCACTCGGGTGCCTCCTCGCGATGATCATCATCCCACCTTCGTATTACGCAAGACGGCGAATCCTGTAAGGACACTCCCGCATAGCCGCGCAGACATCCCGAAATCTCTTTTAAAATGCCCATGCCCACTGTGTCATGTGAGTCAAATGTGGACAAGACCACACCGGTACGGTCATCAAACAAAACCATAAAATTTGAAATTATTGTTAGCATCACAAATATAACCCAAACAGCCGGAAGCCACAAACATCCATAAAGATTTGAATTGAAAGTTAGCACCTTCCGGTTTCCGGCTGTCTTTAACAACCAACGACAATGACAACAGAAGAATTAGCCAAACGCCGCGCATGGGCGGCGATACACTTCAATCAGCCAAATCTAACGGAGGCAGAACTTGACAGCGGCGTATTCATGCCCTCCGAAAATTTCTCCGACGGATGGGACAAGGGCGCTGAGTGGGCATTGTCCTCGCAGTGGATAAGTGTCGACGAGCGGCTGCCAGAAAAAAAGAAAGAAGTGTTACTTTACGATGCAAACTCGGCACGGCACTATGTAACCGGCTGGAGGCGCATGAAAGGCTACAATGAAAGCCAATGGGCTTTATCAAATGGGTTCGTGGAAGATAAGGATATTACCCACTGGCTCCCCATCCCTCCGTTGAACCCCGAAAAAGAAGAAAGATGAAACCGCATAATACAGGCTTAGTCGCACTACACGATGATAAGCAGAAAGAGCGAGGTTTCAACTGCATGAGGCTGATTGCATTTCTGACAGAGGACGGAGTGACCGATTGGAGCAGATGGCACGGAGCGCATTTACAAGCATCATCAGGACAATGCCCTTATGCCGATAGGTGCTCTATCTACGGCAGAACCGTAAAGAAAATCGGAGCAAGACAACTAGTCTATTCTGACAAAATAACCCTCCAATATGCTTAATCCGACAACGGACTGCAAGGAAGTGAGTAACAAACAATTAAAAATGTAAAATGAGAATGGGAAACAGAGAGATACTCGCAAAATTAAACTTTTGCAGGACATTTCTGCATATTCAAGGCTTCCTAACTGATGCCGAAAATATGAAAGTCCATAACCGTATTATTAAGTTTCAAGATAAAAAACGCATAAACATCAATCGTGCGCAGCTTGATAGTGTGGATATGGTGTATGATGACAATGCTAAAGACGAAGATTAAGAATGAAGAATGAAGAAGAAATCACCGCCCTCGCCCGCGAGTATGCGGAGTGGATATGTCCCTATAAAGATAAATCTGCCAATCTTAGCATATTGGATATTAGAGAAGCTGAACGATTAATCAACTTCCTGCTCCGTCGGTACTGTCTCGTGGAGAAAAGCAAATTGCAAGAAGAATACAAAAAGGTTTGCGAATCTGTAAACAGACATTCTGCAACTACCGGATGCCTATTCTTTGTGGGTCAGAAACAGACACTTGAATCCCTCTTCCCCGACCTAGGAAAGGAGGTGGAATCGTGAAGCATATTTACACCAAATGTCACTCTTTTGAGGAAGCTAATACCCTCGGTCATTTCATTATGGAGAAAGGCTACGAGGGTGTGCAGAACGATAGCTACCGATATTGCGAAGACCACATAAGATGGGCTTTGGAATATAATCGCCGCCATCATCGTGAACATTGCTTCGTCGGCGTAGACGGCGGATGTATGGTTGTTGGTAAGAACAAAAAGGAGATGCGCAGAAAACTATCTATGAAGTACATAGAGAAAGAGCGAGTATTCAGAGGATTGTTGTCGCCAGCATTGGATTTTAGCCGATTAGGAAAGGAGGTGGAGGGATGAATACCCATTTGTGCGAAACTTGCCGACATTGTACACATTCACCAAATCTGTTTCAGCCATATTGGTGGTGCTCTTATCTCGGCAAAGAGGTTAAGACAATAGTATCAAAATGCAAACACGTAAATCAGAACTGATATGACAGACAAAGACTACGAACAGAAGAAGCGCGAGTGCTCGAGTCCCGGTTTATTCAAACAAAGCCTCCTGCGTCGGAGCTTCATTATGGCGGAAAAATCTCAGAATACGATAACTTTTATTCTCGTAAGCACGATAGTTGGGATTGTACTTTTGCGTGACTTCCAGCTCTACCTCTATCGAATCCCCTTTTCCAAAACGCTCACCTTGGTCTATCAAATCCATCAGGATGTTATCTTTAACCCTGACGCTGATTTTAAAGCCGTTATACATGAACATCCAAGAATTGCCGGGTTCGAAGCTCAAGGAAACGATTGTAAGAGTTGCGGTTTCAGTAAATATTTTTTCAGGAGGCAACAAGTCTTCATCGACAAAGGATTTATGGATATACTCATGAAAATCCGGTCTCTCAAATACAGTCTTCTCTCCTTGAGCCTCCACTGTGAAACCTGTCACATTCGGGTCTTCGTTGGCAGCTTCTATTGTTTTACTAATGGCCTCGCGGGTGGCTACCTGATTGTAGACATTGATTATGCCATTAAACACCACGTTATTATCCCCCTTTATTACAGTACGTATTTTATCCTTTTGTTCGTCAGTCCGGGCACTTTTCCCTTTCAGGACCTTATATGCGGCATAAACACCTCCCACGATACCACAGACATTGGCAAGATACTCCATGGACTCACCGGAAAATATCTGCCTAACTGTGCTTTCGACAATGGAAACATCAATGACAAAGGAGCCTTCCTTCAGTGCATTCACCTTAAGTTCTACTGTCTTCGTAGCCCCAAGCTCCTTGTTTGCTTCCGACATAATAGTCTGATAATGACCCAAAGCCACTATAAGAGTGTTGGCGTCAACCTGTTTGGATTCGCCACCAAATACTATTTCCATGGTTTTCTTTTTCATTGATGTTTAGGGCGTAAAATTACTCATTAAATCTGAATAATCACTAACCAAAGATTAAAATTTATGACTAAAGAACTACAAGACCTCGCATGGTCAGTCCTCCCGAAAGAGTTCAAGGAGGAAGTGAGTGATAAATACATCTATGCTTGTGAGCATTGTGAAGAATCTTATTGGTATGGAGTAAAGACAGAGTTAGAGTGTTTCTTTGGCATTGACAACCTCACCTCTGACGCGGAGGGAGAGGATGAAATGCTCTACGTGAGCCGTAAGCGAGTGCAGGAACTATATTCAGAAATGCAAAAGATTGTACCCGTAAGCGAGTACGATAGAGGATTCAGAAACGCTGAACGAGCTACCTTGTACCATCTTTTCGGCTCCAAGTGCCTGCCGGATGAAGCTTGCAATGTTGCAAGCTCGGATGTTGCAAGCTCCGAAGCTAATGTTGATAGCTCAGAACATCTTAAACCCAAAGCAAACTCCGACTTCACACCAATCCCTGAAAAGACGTTTATCTCTAAGTGGGATAAGGCTGAGCTGAAGCCAGCCGAGCCGGATGAAAAGGATGACTGCAAGAAATTCACAAAAAAGCTTGATAATACCCTTGAAGGAGAAATCAAAGAGCCTTTTAAGGAGTGGCGTGATAAAAACTCTTCCAATGTTGAGAAATTGGAAAAGAATGGAGAAGTTGAGCCGAAGCCAGCCGAGCCTAATGTTAAGAATTTGTCGGCGTGGCAGGACGAAGATGATCCCGACTTAGCGCAACGCCTCGCGTTTCTCAACTCGCTAAGCAATGAGCATTCTGAACCCAAGTACCACAAGGGCGACAAAGTGCTATACAAAGGCAGATTAAAGGTAGTTAGGTCTGAAATGTACCCAAACAGATGTTATTCTATATCTCTTCCAAACGGCCAAAGTCCTTTCTGTAGGCATGAATCCGACCTCGAACCATACACCGAGCCGAGAGAAGAAGTATCAAAAATGAAACCGATAGAATCCAAAGTAAGCGTTTATCTCGCCACAGAAGAGGAGAATGAGGAATTTAGACAACTTCTTAATAATAATGGTTTTACATGGAGTACGGGTGCATCATTAACAAGTCAATCAGTTTGGCTACCCGACGAAGAGGAGACTAAGATTCATAATATCTACCCCGACAAGACTGTAACCTATTCTGGATATAGAACACCGAACTTTCTTACATTCTCAGAGTTCAAAAAGCAATACTTTGAAGAGAATGCCAATTTATCGCAGGAAACCTCAAATTGCGACAAACACTTTGACACCATCCTCAAAGACGGCTTCTCAAAGGAGCGGAGACTGAATATAGCAAAAAACTTTGCATCTGTCCTTTTGAGCCGATTGAACTACGACCCATTTACGGCTCAGATTAATTGCTGTTGCTCGGATGGTGCTGCTGTTAATCCATACATCAATATAGCAAGAATAGCGTTGAGTGTAGCCGATGCCCTCATTGCCGAATCAGAGAAAGGAGGTCGCGAATGAACTACGATATAACATTCTGCGAGGGCGAGAATTGCCCTCGCAAAGAGGACTGCCACCGTTACTGCGAACTTCTCCGTTTCCGTGCCGACAAAGACCCGGACAAAAAGACATACATATCAATGATAAGGCTGACAAACTCAAGCCAATGTACTATGTTTTGGAGCGAGAAAGGAGATTGCCCCTCACCCGAACTCGCCGATAAACTGAAAGAAAAATGAGATTCACCATCTTCATGAAATGTTGGAGCCTCGTATGGATGTCAGCATCTATCGGTGCTGCGATAGGAGCAATAGTCAATAAAGACTGGTTGTTTGCGATATTCTGTGTGATAAGCTGCGCCATTAATCATTTCTGCTATAACCGGTATTCGGACGCGCTCAAAAACAAATAGCAAATGACTATTTTAACAAAGCGACAATCAGAGCTACAACTGAAACAATCAAAGTCAAACACGCTACAATATAAGTTTTACGCGAAAGACGTATAGACTTACGCATCATCCGTAGATTCTCTTCTGTTGCAAAGAGGTTGAACTCTTCAATCTTCTTTTCCCTAAGCCCGGGGATGATTGAGTCTGCTTCGCTAAGTTTTAGCATCATAATATTTTTGTCGCAAAATTAATACTTTTCAAAAGAAAATGAAAATATACATTTCAATTCCCATCTCCAATTTAGACCTCGCCACCCAGCAATCCGTAGCAGCCCAAACCGCCGAAAGGATTAAAGCCCTCGGCCACGAACCCGTCAACCCTTTCGACACACCTTTGGCTCCTCCCGAGTGGACGGAGAAACAGAAGTATTCCTACTACATGGGCGAGGATATCAAGCGTCTGCTTATGTGCGATGCGGCATACTTCTGCGAGGGATGGAGAGGTAGCGACGGATGTTTGCTGGAGTTCAATGCCGCTCAGATATACAACATAACACGTTATGTGAATATCAATGACATTCCCGTTGCCGAATAACAAGAAGCCGCAAGTTTCCCTGCGGCTCCCATATAGATATGCGCCTGCCCTCACAAGGGGCGGGCGTTTTTGTTTATGCCCCCATGAGAGACTTTATCTCCAGCAGATCCTCGGCTGTTATCGTTATCTTTCCGAGGTCGCCGAATATCATGTCAAGGAATACATTGTGCGGGATGTTGATTGTCACCGCGCCTTTGCCGTACTCGATGCCGAAAGCTCCCATGTCGGCATAGTTCATGTCCATCTCCTTGAACATCGTTACGGCATCGTCTATCAGCATGTTAGTGTCGATGTTGCCGTCCTTGTCCGCCACAAACATCGTCAGTCCATCTACCATCGAATTGATGCGCTTGTCCTCGCGCTCCATATAGTTGTTGAGTCCGCGTTTCAGATAGACGGAGGCGGCTTTCAGACGCGGACGGCTCGCGGACAGTTCGTCAATCTTCCCATACGCCCATTTGCGCACGGCGTTTTTCAGATCGCCTGTAAGTTTAGCGGTTTCTTCTTTCAGATACATGGTCGTTTATTTTTTAGATTTCTTGTTGTTCCCGTTTTTCATCTGCAAGAACTCCGAATAAGTCATGTCGGAGTAATGCTGCGTGTACTCGTTGAACAGCTCCATGCTGCGGTCGGCCTCCTTTGTGGCTTTCTTTTTGAGCTGCTTGATAAGAGCGAGGTGGTTTTCAAGTGCAGCCTTGCCGTCCTGAGTACCTTCCACAATCGGGCGCATGAGGCGCATCTGCTCGCGTTGGAGGATAGCCATTATCGTCTGCTGGCTTTGCTGAAACTCCTCGTCGCGGTTGACAATATCAAACTCTCGATCACTCAGTTCCGCTGTCAGTTTCTCTATCTCGTCCCATATTGGAGCTTGCGACTGAGGCTGTCCGTTCACTATCTGCGCCCTCTGCTGCTGACGCTGTGCCTCCAACCGTTGCTGCATCTGCTGAAGCTCGGCTATCTGTCTGTCATAATCGACTGGAGTAACGGCTGAACCGCCTAACAACGGGTCTGCGCCGCCTAAAAATACGTTTGTCTGCATCTGTTATAGTGGTGTTAAGTTTTGAAAAGTAGTGGTGAGCGTCCCCGGAGGGACACCACACCACTATTTTGATTTGCGCTTCCTGCTGCGCTTCGACTTACGCTGTGGGAGCGGTTGCTGTGCCCTGAGCGGAGCGGCATCCGCAGCACTGCGAGGGAAAGCCGGTCACTGTCGGAGTCGAGGGTAGAGTAATCACGCCCTTGATGTTGCGGCAGTCGAGGCGGTCAGTGTGATTGATGGAGGCTGTGTAAGCCTTTTCAATCTCGCACTGGATGAGCTTGTCCTGATACGGACGAATAGCGGCACCCACGGCAACATCCTTTTCAAGCTGTGCGATACGTGCGTTAAGAATGTCGAAGCCGTCGCGATAACCTTTGTAGAGACCGAAGTTTGCGGCATTCATCTTGTCGTTGGTGTTGTCGTAGAGATCGCGAATGCTCTTGTAGAGAGCGAAATCACCATCCACCTGCGATTTCCAAATGCTGAATTTCTCGGCAACATCAGTGTTGCGGTGATCGTAGTCAGCCTGCATCGAGCCTACTTTCAGACCCCACATTGCGTTTGTGAGATTAATGGCATCATCACAGCTCTTTTCCCATGCCTGAAAAGCGGTGGGAGCGGCTGCACCGTATGCACCTGCACCGCCAACAGCGTTGATGTTTATGTTTTCGGGCACGTTGGCACCACCACCAAATCCAAAGAGTCCGCGACCATTGCCGCCCCATTGGCTCAGAAGAGCCGCGCCTCCGGTAAGCACACCCGCGAGACCCATGCCGAAGCCGTTGCGGGCTTTGCGTTCGATACAGTCATAGCGGTCATGGCGATTGTCGCTCTCATAGACTTTCTTCTCGATAATCTCCTTGTTTGCAGTTTCCATAATTATGTATTTCTGATTGCAGGGCAACATCGCCCTGTATTACAAAAATACTTTGAAAGTACCTTTCGTTCAGCGAGTTACTTCGCAGTTGTTTCGCAGTTTTCTCCGATGGTTTTCGCAAGTTTGGCGTATGAATTTCGCAACGCTCTATTTGTCTGTAAGCGAGTGTCAAACGAGGTTATGACATACTGCACGGTTCGTGGCGAGACTCCGAAAATCTCCGCTATCCGCGAGGGGTAAATGTTGCATACGTGAAGCAATTTCGCCGCCATGTGCCGCGCATCGACAATTTCAGCCTTGCGAGATTTAGAAAGGATGGAATCTTTAGGAACGTCAAGCTCTTCTGCTACGAGGTCAAGCACAAAGTCGGCAAATTCAGTTATTTTAGGCATAGTGTGGATAGAATAAAAGATTGATTTGCGGCGTGAACAAAACGGCACGCCCCGTGTTTAAGAGTTATAAAAGTCAGCAAACTCATATAGCTCTTGTAACACGAGGCGATTCTTGCTCTCTGAGCCGTTTAGGTTTAGTAGAGTTAGACGGCTCAGAGGTTGCGGGGGCTATTCTTTTACGTCCGAGCCCCTCCCTCCACTCCGAGACGTTTCTGAACGAGGCTTATGAGCGTGCATTTAAGCTCATCCTCGCCCCCCCACAAGGTCAATCAACTCCTGCATGGTCTCGGGGATTTTGGCTACCCCGTCTTTACGGCGGCGACTGTGCTCCCACATCGAGCGGCCCTCCGTAATACAGATGGCTACGGCTAAAATAATTGAGAGGTAAGGCAGGTTATACCACGGCAACAGAGTCAGTATCACTCCGACGATAGCCACGAGGGTTTGGAAAAACCAATACACAGCCATCTTCTCAAATGTCTTGCGCAGACGGTGTGAGCGCAGCTTTTCACCGGTTTTCTTGGCCGTGTAGATGCCGCTTATGGTGTCGGCGATAGAGAATACTCCCGTAGTGAGAATACAGAAGGCCACTATAAGCAGATGCCATGCGAGATGATGGAGCGAATAGTCGCCCATCCCGATTTTGATTACTTCAATAAATTCTTCCATTGCTAAATTACTTTCTGAATTTCTTAATCAGCCATATCACGGCAATGCAGACCACCGTCGCGAGGACTCCGATTGCCACGCCGCCCAAGTCCATTTTTGTCTGTTCCCACCGAGTCAGCTTCTTCTCGACTGGATAAGGAACAGCCACAGAATCAGTACGCACCACATAGCAGGTGTCGTGAATCTCCACGCGCCTGATATGCTCCTTCTCGCGGATGTCTACCACCGTGTCGCCTTTGACCCACACAAACCGCGTGTCATGCACAGTGTCGGCCACAAGACGCTTCATCTCGCGGTCACGGTACTCCGTCCTGACCGTCTCCACCGGCGCATACACCGTGCGGGTGCATCCCGCAAGACACGCCAGTATCAGCAGACCCATAGCCGCGTATGCTGCAAGACACATCGCCGCTGTCAACGCCGCTGCGCCGCCAATATCCTTCCGTTTCATAGCTTCGCGGTGTCGAGAGATATATGAATCCACGAGCCGCCCTTTTCCCATAGCAGCTCCTTTACGGGCAGCCTCAGCTGTCGGGCGAGGTTATAGAGGCGGCGGTTTTCCTCACGGTCAATCTGATACTTGCCTGTGGCGCGGATGTCGGCGGCAAGACCCTTCATGTGGTTGGAGTTTGCCACGCCGCCAACTGCCGCGTTAAGCCGGGGACAGCGGTAGCCGCTCGTCACATATATAGGCTTGCCGTAAGCCTCCCGCAGCGGGTCGAGCACGTTTTGCACGAGCGCGACAAGATTCTGCCGCGCCCATGCCGGGGGTGTGTTGTCGATGCTCAGCTCACGCGCCTTGTCTGAGTCGGTCATCTCTGTAAAAGTAAAATGACTCATGATTATATCTGTTTGTTAATGTGTTTATGCGGGATTATTCCACCATGTTAGCGGCAATCATCGACACAAGCGTCAAGCGCGGCACGTCTGCCATCCGTGGCTGCCCGTTCTCATCCACGCCTACCGCCATCTTGACCGTGCCCTCCGCTCCGAGCATACCGATGATATCGGCAAGTTCGCGGCGGGTCAGTGCAGCGGGTGTCTTGGCTGCCGTCTTCTCGCCCTCCTTCTCGCGGGCGGTCTTGTAAAGACCCTCGAGCTCGTCAAGCTCCTTGCGGAATCCCTCAGCCGTCTCGCGGGTCTTGTCAGCCGCCGCTATCTCCTCGTCTGTGGGCATCGCGGGCTGCTCACCCTCGCCGTTCCATTCGTCGTGCGCCTTGACGCGGATGTCGGTGCGCTCCATTTCGGCGTATGCGCGGCTGCGCTCGTCGAAGCCCTCCTTCTTCATCTTCTTCAACGCTTCACCCATGCGCGATTCATATTCCTGCATCACCGCGCTCCAGCCCACCTGTGCCATTATCACGCTTGCCGCCGTGTCCTGCGGGAGTTGTCTGCCGTCAATGGCTATGGGTATCGCCGATGCCACGCGGGTTATGAATGCTGCCTCGTTGTAAGTCACTTTCTTTTCCATTGTCGTGTAAATTTTATATTGTTGATTATTCTGTTACATTTATATTGATTTCCGTTGTCATGGTCGCCTCGATGAACGCCTCCACGGCGGTCAGTATCGCCCCGCGACCCGCCGATGTCTGATAGGTCATCTCAAGCCGCTCCGCGCCGCCCCATGAATTGAAATCCGCCAGATGGCTGTTCGTTTCAATGTCGGTCACCACGCCCTGATGCACGTTGGTCACCACGCCCTCCTGGATATCCACGTGAGCCGTGATGCCGTACTGACGTGCCGCGTCACCGCTGTTGCTCACCTCTACCTGCGCGCTCAACACGCGCCCCATTGTTACTTTTCCTGTTTCCATAATCTTGTTGTTTTAAGAGTTAATATGTTGTGTAAATTGTTTTTTTAAGACACGATGGTCGAGCCGACCTTGACAGGCACTACACCGTCTTTTACATATCCGCCGTCAAGACGCACCCCGACTGTAAGCGAGCCGCCCCAGTTCCGTGAACCGAACGCGATAAGCACCGTCTTGGTCTGCCCTGCGGCGATGGTGAACTCATCTATCGTGTGGCTCGCTTTTTGGACTCCATTTGATTTCAGCGTCGCCGTGCCGCCGCCCGTGTAGCTTCTTCCAATCGCCTTGACCACAAGTGTCGCAGTCACCGATGTATTGCCCGAAGTCCCTCCAAACGCGGCTGTAAGTTCTTTGGCGGTCAAGGTAATCTCAATGCCCGAAGCCTCCTCTTTTGATGCATATGTCACCTTTACTATCGGTGTTCCCGGCACGCGCACTATCATGTTAGACACAAGATTCTCGCCGTACTTCTGTCGGTTCTTGGCAAGCACAGGGACAAGCCACAGTGACGTGCCTGTGCTTCTTGACGGCATTTCCCATGTTACGGGCGAGCCACCCCGTGTGTCGGCGGTAAGGAAGCACAGGTAGTCTTTTGCCGCGCATGTCGCAGCCGTGTATGCCACAAGCCCGAACCACGCCTTATCAAGTGTCTCCGCATCCGCGCTTGACATCCCCGTGATTGTTATGTCGGAGAGACCGAGCGTGTATTCCTTGTTTATGACCGACGGCAACAGCTCAAAACGTACCGTCTGCCCCGCGTACACCTTAGCCTCCTTGCCCGCGTCACTTTCCAATATGGTGGTAACTATGTCACCTGTCACCACAACTCCACGGTAGGGTGCCCGTGCGCCGTGGTAATAACCGTCAAAGTCTGACAGCCTGTAATACGTGTGCGGCGGCTCATATTTCCACTGTGCGTCAGCCGACCCCGCGAGGTTCACCGTACTCATTGCAGTCACCGACAGACCGCAGTCACCCGTTGCACCGCGATAACCCGCGATGCCCCCCGAAGCCACCTCCACCCATGACAGCACATTGCCGACCATCCGTTGCTCGTACCGCTTGCGCACATCCCACTGTGGTAACGGGGCTTCCACGGGCTTGTACTTAGCCCACGGTCTTATCTTCCCGTGGCGGTTGCTGCACATGTAGCCGATGTCGTTTGACGCGACACCGAGTACCGCACCGACATCCGCTGTCACGTCGATTCCGTGCTTGACACCGTTCTTTACCTCGCTGTATATCCTGTTCCCGTCATGTGCCATGTTATGCCGCTTTAATCCGTTCAATTTCTTGTTTCAATGCGCGGTTCTCCGCTTCAAGAGCCTTTATGCGCGCCTCGTGGTCGTCTGCCTTGCGGGCGAGGCTCACCGACGCGAGCAACGCCGTCTTGCCGTAGTCGAGCGACATCCACCCCTGTTCGTCGGTGCGGGTCAGCTCAGGCAATATCGCGCCCCAGTACTGCGCGGTCGAGCCTACATCCACGACCCCCGTATCCTCCCGTCGGTAACGCCACAGCGGCGCGGCTGCTATCTCGGCTATGGGTATGGCGATGTCCGCAATCCTCGTCTTCAGCCTTGCGTCAGAGCTTGTGGAGATGTTCGATGCCGTAACTACGCCCGCGAAAGTGACGGCGTTGGTGGCGAGGTTTATCTCCATAAGGCTGCCGCCGTGGTCTGACGTCGGGGTGTCAGGCGCGCCTTTCTTCGTGCGAATGATATTGAAATACGTGTCGCGCTTGTAGAACATCACCCCGTATGTGTTGGCTTTCGCCGTCGAGCCTATGTAGTCGAATATCATACCGATGTAAGCCTTGCTACGTATCGTGTTCGCCACAGAAAAGTTTGCCCCGTTCACCTCCAGCTGACTGTTCTGGTAGGCGAGGCGCACATTGTAGTCGGCGGTCGAGTTGCTGCCCGTGAAGTCGATGTAGGGGGTTCCCGCAGAGCGCAGCTCCAGCCACCCCAGACCCACGGCGGTGCCCAGTCCCGCAGCCGTCAGCGAGTCGCTGCCACCCGTGGTCACATACAAGCGGCGGCAGAAGATGTGATTCCAGTGCGATGTCGTGCTTCCGAGGTTATATGTCCCCGAAGTCTGCGGCGTGATGGCGCGAGCCGTCATTGATGCCGTGAACGTCTTAGCCCCGCTGATTTCTTGTGCCGTGTTCAACGTCACATAATTGGCGAGGCTCTGATGCGATATGAGCGGCTTGATGGATGCGCCGTTGATGGTGATTGTGCCGTTACTGAGGTAGGTGTTCGTGGAGTCGAGAAGGGTCTTGACTGCCCCCAATGCAGTGCCGTCGCTGTTTGTGGTCCTCCATCGTAGATTTGTGCCCCCTTTGCCTCCGATAATCTGAAAATACCTGTGTTCGGAACCCGCAGAGACTGACAGGATGGCGCAATATGAAATTCCATCCCCCTTGTCATTCGTTTGTTGATACACGCGTACCCCGTCTTTGTTGAAAGACGCGAGCGTGATGCCCGATGTCTCCCCCGTCGGCATTATGACTTGATGTGTGTGGCTCTTCATGAATCCCTGCGAGTTGACCCACGTCTGGGTTGCGTAGCCCGATAGGCTTGCCGATGTCAGGAACTCGCTCGCGTTGTGTGTCACCACATCCCCGAACTTACCCAACGCGCAATATTGCAAGTTGCAGTTATATATCTCCGTTGTGCCTGTCTGTGATGACTGGTTGGCTTTTGTCCAATGCACCCTGCCATCCCATTCAGTGAGTGCCGAAACCGAGACAAGCCCGTTGGCTAACGCAGCATCAAAGTCGGACACACTTATGCCTCCATCATCTGCGAGGTCATCGAATGTGATGACGCGCCTTACCGACCCGTCAGCCATCAACGCCTGTGCCGCCGTCCCGCCCCGCTTGGTGAACGATGTCGCTGTAACCGCCCCCGCAGCAGTGACGCGGAACTTGTCGCCGCCGCCTCCCACCTGTAGCTCCCCGTCGGTGCGGATGATTCCCGAAGCCGCATAGAGGCTCTTGCCGCCGTGGATTCTTATCCATGTGCTGTCGGTCATACACCACCCGCCGCCGTAGGTCTCCGAGTACCATCCCGCACTGCCGACTGTTCTAATCCATGAATTACAGATGAACGAGGATGTCGCGAGCTTGTAGCTGTCGTTGACGTAGCCGATTGACAGCTTTCCCTCGATGCTGAGCCTGCCGCTTGCCGTCTCGATTATACGCGATGTGTAGTCAGCCGTGGAGCTGCCGAAGTGGAAGTCGATAAACGGGGTGGGGTGTGATATTTCAACGGCGGCGGCATGTACCGTGCCGTTGACATCGCCCGTGCCGTCGAAGTTCACGCCGAATATCTTCCTCGCCGTCTGTAGCTTGGTCGCGGATGCCACGTTGGATTGCAAGGTCGCGGCTTTTGCGCTGTCACGGAGCGCGTCGGTGTTCTGCCATCTGATAGTGACATTTGCGTTCGTGCCGCCGTACAGGTTCGTGCCGACCGTGTATTTCTCGTTGCCGTCAGAATAGTCGGCGGTTCTGAGTGTCGGCACTGCGTTTGCTATCACGGTGTAGTTCATGCCGCCGCGAAGCCACACGCAACGCTCGCCGTTCTGATTGCCCGTCCCGACAGCCCCGATGGTTATCTCGTTGCTGTCAAAATTACCTTGTGACAGGATTAACAGTCGTGCGGGCGTGTCGCTCCATCCAAGGGCAGTAAGGATGAAATGTATGTGGTTCTGATTATACGCCTCCGCGCCGCCCCGTGACGGGGAGTGTATCTCACAGTCCATCTCCCAGGCACTTTTCCCGAAAGTGACGGGATAGAAATTTGAGGTGGAAAGGCTGCTCAGATTAAGGGTGTACACCTTGCGCATACGGAAGTTGCCCAACTGCTCGCCATCCCACAGGTCGGCATCCAAGCCGCTGCCTGCACCGTCATTGCCCGCGTGCCACACGGTGTTGTTATTATACGTAATAGCAGATGATGAAAGGATAAGCCCGTTTGTGCTTCCTACCCCAAGTGTGACATTAGGACGCAGGTAGATACTACCAGTCGCATACATGCCTAATCCCGCGCTTGCATCTGTGCCAATACGCGCCTGCTCCGTAGTCGTACCTGTCTTAATAAAACTCAATGCGGTCTTGTTGTATGCCGCACTTGAACCCGAAGTCAATGTCAAGCACCCCGTCATGGTGTCTCCCGACACATTCACATACCTCGGGTCGAGTGTCGCCGCGTAGTTGCCGCTGTGGAGAATCTTGTACCATGTGCCGTTCTCGCCGCTGAACATCGGCTCGTATGGGAACACGCCGCCGCTGCCCCCTATGCCTATGTAGCCGAGCAGCTTCTCCGCGTTGGTGTACTTTATCACGGAGTTGCCTCCCGTGTCGTTGCGGAATATGTTGAGCTGCCCACCGAAAGCCGAGGTCTTGATTGTAAGCTCGCCTGTCATCATGTCACCCGCTTTCTTAAGGTATCTGCTGTCAAGGGTGGTGGAGTAGTTGACTGAATCTAGGATGGTAGCCCATGCACTAAACGCGGCGCTATTGTCTCTCTGATTGCGGTAATATATATTGGCGTGACCACTGTCTGAACCGCTCCAGCCAAGAAGCAGTTCACCCTGTCCGCTTGCCGTGCCTCCCTGTACAGCTATAAGATTACCGCAAGCAGTGGGGTAGCCGTTGTTATACACTTCGTACACCCTCAAGCCTGCGCCATGCTTGGTGTTTGTGACCGCCGTTAGCCTCCCCTGCGACCGCAACACCGAGGTCTGCGTCGCGAAATAGGGCGTGATGGCATGGTTCGTGCCCCCGCGCTTCCACACAAACGTGTCGCCCTGTGCCTCCAGTGCGGTCACAAACCTCGCGTCAGCCTCAGCCTCCGTGTAGTACCGCCCGTCAAGAATGGATGAGTAGTTGTTAGCGTCAAGCAGCTTCACCCAAGAGGAATAAGCTGATGAAGAAGATGCGCTGCGGTAGTAAACACCGTTTCTACCCTCTGTCGGGAGTGCGAGTTGGCTCGCCCACGTCTTATTGTTTATCGTATTGCCCGTACCCCAATTCATTGAGAGTAGATGCCACCAATTCGTAGTAATGCCACTCTTCGTGGTCATGCCTACATAGTAACCATCCATAGTAGCAGGGTCGAAGTCTGTAGAACCCTGCGCCCACAGACGGTTTGCAAGGCTTTGATGCGATGTGAGGAATCCCGAGTCATTCGTAAGATGTGATGTCTTTGTCGGTATGTTCACAATGTTGCCGACACCCGGCTCGTCTTCGTCGTGCATCACGTTAAATTGCACACCGCCATCTGGGAACTTCCCAGCCATGAAAGCCACGCCTGAATTGAAACGCTCCACGGTCGGATAGTCCGCTGCATCCATCGTAGCCATTGTACCAAAACGCCCACGGTCGCAATACTGGAGGTTGGATGCCCCGCTGCCATATTGCCCGTTCCAATAGGCGATAGTGTTGATTGTCGCAATCTGCCCCGATGTTCCGCCCCATCCGAGGTTGGTGACGGAAGAGAGTGTATGTTTCGTAGCCACTGAACCATCCGCCATGAGGAACTGAGAGGATGTGCCGCCCGACTTGATAATCTTGCCAAGCACCGTGAGGTTGCCCGTGGTATGCTCAATGGTGAGGTAGGGCGTGAAAGTCGTACCCGCTTGGTCGTTAGCCAATGCTGTCCCGTTGCCCGAACCGCCGATAAACAGTTTTTGCGCCGTACCAGTACCGCCAAAGCTGCCCCATATACCGAATTGGTCATCGTACCCGCTTTCTTGAAAAGCAAGCAGACCTGCCGTGTGTCGGTTGGCGGTATTGTGAGTTGTCGAGCCTATCAGTTTAAGACTTGCGCCGCTGATAGTCTTTCTACCCGTGATGTTCTGAGCCGTGTTGGTTGTCACATAATTAGCGAGGCTCTGATGCTGTACAAGCGGCGTGATGGATGTGCCGTTTATCGTGATTGTGCCGTTGGTTATCTTGGTGTTCTTGTCGGTCAGCACCGTGTGTCATGTGCCGCCCGTACCCGATACACCACGGTCGTCAAACACCTTTATGCCACCCCAGGCATCCACCGCAAGACGCGCCCTGCGTATGTCATCGCCACTATTGTAACATGTCTGCGTCAGCATCATGAAGCTGCCTGCGAACGGCGTGTTCTTCATTGTCGCCGTGTTGCCGTCGGTGTCGGAGTAATACAAATGGCTGCCCGTCAGCGCGGCGATGTCCGTGTTGTTGTCGAGTTTCACCCTCTCCACATAGTTCGCGAGGAGCAGCACGGGCGCATATTGCGCGTGGGTGTGACTCGTTATGTTTCCCGTCAGTACCGCCTCCACCTGTGCCTTGGTGATTGCCGTCAGATAACTGCCCTTGGGCTGGAATTTGTTGTCTGCCTCCGTCTTGGTATAAATGTTGGTAAGAGCCGTCACGGGCGCATACTGCGTGTGAATGTGGCTGGAGGGCGACGCGCCTATCTTTGTAGCCGTGATGTCGATTTCCGCAGCCTCCGTCTTGGGGTTGTATGTCAGCAGCGACGTGCCGTTGCCCTTTATCGTCAGCGCGTGGATGGACTGGTGTGACGTGATGGGCGTTATCGTCTTGCCGCCCAAGGTAATCACCCCGTTCTCAATCTTCGCGTCGGTGATGCCGTAGCCCGCGAGGGTCGTTGGTTTCCCGCTCGTTATCTTCTCCCAGCTCAAATCAGGGATGTCGGTGGCACTGAGATTCACCACCAGTGTCTCCCCGCTCATCTTTAACCCGCCGAACACGCCCACCTTGACACCACCCTTGACCGATGCCGAGGCTGTCGGAAGGGAGTAGGGTGCATGGGTGCTGATAACACCGTTGGTGATGGTGATGTTTGCCCCTATCTTGACTCCGCCGAGTGTGTCAGCCGATGCTGTCGGCAGCGTGTAATTTTGCAGTCCCGTCAGTTTCAGTTTCAGTGCGTCGGTGAAATCGTTAGACGACAGACCTTTACCGTGTTCCTTGTCAACCTTGTTGCTCAAAAGATTTGCGAGCGTGTCAGCCTCGGTGTACGTGTCGAGAAACGCCACGACCTCCTCCCACTTGTTGATAATCGTGTCGGAGTCCTCTCCAAGTATGGCGTTTAGCTTCGTAGCGGTCTGATTCCATAAAAGTTTTTCCGCGCCTGCAACGTGGTTCGTTGTGTTGTTAAGGTGGTTTTCAAGCGTTGCCGCGCTCGCCACGTCCGCAATGTTGATGGTCGCGTCGGCGTTCGGCTTGTATGTGCCGACCGTTGTGCCGTTCTTCTGTATGGTGAGCGTGTGCAGGCTTGATGATGTCAGATAGCCCTTGCCTGTCACCCATGCTTGTGTGGCATAGCCGCTCAATGATGGTATGTCGCTTTTCTTGGCGTAGTTGTTCGTCGTGAGATAGTCCGCAAGCTGCGACTCGTCAAGACCGCCGCCCGAAGCCATGTCGTTCAACTCATCCACCGCCACCATGTCCGAGCCGTCCCAACGGTAGAACTCCGATGCTTGTAGGTTGTAATACAGCACGTCTGAGCGCGGTGTCCATCCGCGTGTGGCTGTCAGCACCGACCCCATGCCTTCAGCACCGACCCAGTTGGTGAAGATGCCGTCGCTGTTTGTTATTGACGGGCGAATAGGATAACCTGACATGGCTACAAGCGTCTTGCTTACCGTGTCATACAGCACCGTGGGCGTACCACCGAGTGACTGCGGCAACAGAGGCTCGTCAAAATCAAGCGTGACAAAACGGCTTATATAAACGATTATCGGCGAGTTATATATCTGCGGCTTTGTGTAGTAGTCATTGAGCGTCACATCGGTGACGTAATTTCCCTTTGGCTGAAATCTCTCGTCAGCCTGTGTCTTTGAGTAGTACCCCGATAGGCTTGCGGAGGTAAGGTATTGGGAATGTGTGTGTGTAGTTATATTGCCTGTCAGCACACCCTCGACCATCGCTTTTGTTATTCCGCTGAGATAGCTCGCGCCATAGGTGACGGTCAGTGTCTTCTTGTCATTGGAGAGTGATACATCCGTAACCGCGTTGCCTGTGCCTGCCTCCGCAAGGGTCAGCTCGTCAAGGTAGTTCTTGCCTTCAAGGGCGGAAATACGGGTGTGGAGCGACTTGCCGAGTACCGCGCCGAGCGCGTCAGTGGTCGATGGCATTGCCGCCCATGTGCTGTCAGTGTAAAGCCCGAACACGGAGCCACCGCCACCCGACGAGCTGCCTATGCCCTTTGCCGACACACCGCCGAGAGAGAAGAATGTCTTCTTCGCCATGATGGTCTGCGCCTGTGCCACCTGATTCCACTGAAGCTCCTTGCCGTTTGCATCGGCTGGCGCAAGCAACGACGTGACAGCCGTGATAAAGTTCGCCACATCGGTGAGTGTGCGCTTCACGCCGTCATCGCCCGTCACGTCAATGGTCACGCCCGCGCCTATCGTGAGCGCACCGAGCGGAGTCCACTTGATGCCGTTTTCGTTGCCGAGCCATCCCGAGCCGTCAGCCTTGAAGCCGATGTTGCCGTTGGCGAAATATGCAGAGCCATCCATGCGCACGAGCGATGTGGCGGCGAGGGGGTTGTTTTTACCTGACTCCGTTTTCAGTTCATCATACGTCTTGCGTGTATCGTCAGCTTTGAAACGGTCGAGCATGTCACCACCCCACCAAGAACCTATCGTGCGTCCACCGAGTTTCGGCACATAGATGCCGTTGGTTCCGGCGAGCGTGTGGCGCACATTGTTGCTGTCCGTGTAACCAAGGGCGATGAGCGAGGTCAGAAGCAGACCACGGTCTGCTGCCGTGCCTTGCTTAGCAAGTGCTTCCTTAAGGTAGTTGTAGGTGTCAAGCTCATTGTTTACATCCGTGGCATCTGAAAGCACAGGTACGCGCACACGGTCAATCACCTTGCTTCCGTCTTTCAGTTCAAACTCGATGCTTTCCGTTGTGGCAAGCACCGCTATGGACCCGCTTGTACCTGCGGCATGTATAAGGATTCCCCCCGCACCGTCGGGCGTACGGACATAAGACAGGGTGTGGTCTGAGGTCAACGCATACGCCGAGCTGCCCGTCACCTTATACACCGAGCATGTAACCCCCGTGACCGAGAGTGTCCCGTCAAGTTTCTTCGTGATGCTGTCCACGCTCGGAATCAACACATAGGTCTTCGCCGGGTCGCCATCCTTTAACCCCGCTATCGTGATATACCCCCTGCCTATCAGCTGTCCGCTCATTTCCGTAAATCTTAATCGTGTTATTTCTTAGTCACCTCGCACCATATCGTCGCCCTCACATCCACGTCGGCTGCCGCTACGGTAATCGGATTACCTGTAATCGTTGTGGTTGTCTTGCCGCTCCAGTTAGTTGCGGTGCCGTTCTTGTTGTATTTTGTCCATGTGTAGACAAACTGCCGTGATGCCTCAGCGGTATTTTGGTCTTCTATCTTGTTGCCGTCAAGCCACACCTCGGCAAATACCTGTGTCGAACCCGTGCCGTTCACAATCTTGTCGCCCGTGGTAGAGCGAACATACACCACATACGGGTCTGTGGCATCCATGATGGTCTGATAGCCATAGAACACTTCCGATGTATTCTCCGTGTCGGTGAACTTGGCGCGGAACGTCTGGAAATTCAGCACGTCATCGGCATGTACCGTCAGTGTCGACACTCCGCCGGATGTGCTTACACCCGATGTGACCGCTTTCCATGTACCGTCACTAATATCAAGCCGTTCCCATGATGCCGTAACCGTCGTGTCCTGTGTCGCACCCCTATATAACTTTGCAACGATTGAAAGCTGCGTTAGTGCGTTACCCTTATCGAATGTATCTCCATTCGGAAGCTCGAACACGACAAGCCCCGCCGCGCCACCGCTTTGGCTCAGTGCGAGCGTCTTGTAGCCGTTGACATGAGTGACCGCCCCCGTGTCGGGGTCGTTGTAGTCGCATTCCCACTCTATGTTGAGATATTTGAGCGAGGTCGGGATATTCGCTTTTATTGTCAACACATTGGCTGATGCCGTGTAGTTGCCGGTCGTCCCGGCAGCCGTACCGTTGACTTTCCACACCCAGCCCGTACATGCCGGCGTAGGTGCCTGGTCTGCGCCCAATCCGGTCACATATACCTTTGCCGTCACGGTCTGCGGATTGCTCGCCGAGTAAGAGGGCGTATAGACCTTTGTGTCGGGGTTATATATCTGCGTCTCGCCTAATGACGTTGACGTGTATGCCTGTACCGCCTTGCCGTCGTTTAGGTCGACGATGGTTATCTGTCCGCTTGCTATTTTCTTCCCTGCCATTGTTATTCGGTTTTTATATGTTATTCCTGTTCATTTTCCATCTCATTTTCAAGCCAAGTGCCGCTTATGTCAACCTCGCACAAAAACACCGCATTGCGGTCTACATCCTCGTCGGTGACGGTGCATTGGTTGCCGATGCCTTCATGCAGCCTGTTCCATATCTTGTCACCTGTGGTGTCGCTTGATGTACGCTTCCAAGAGAAGCGACCCTCGTAGATGCGGTCGGTCACATCCTCGTTGCGGAAATATACATGGGCCGTCATCACGCGCTGCCCCTCGCCATTGAGAAGCACGTTGCCCTTGTCGGTGAGTATCTGCACCGTCACCGCCGACTGCTCGGCGTTTTCTATGATATCACCCAGTGTTATGTCTCCGATTGAAGAGCCGATGTTAAGCGAGACGTTGTGGAGGTTGAATTTCCCGTTTATATATTCAATATACGAGCCGTCTCCTGCGCCGCTGTACGGCACAAGGTCTTTGTTTCCAATAAACCATCGGCTTTCGCCCGCCTGTTTTCCGACAAAGTAATACTCAACCCCTGCGGCGTTGACGGAGTTAAGGGATTCTATATAGCGTTCATATCCCCCGCCCACGACATCGCGCACCTTGACGTACTGACGTGTCTTGTCGGTATAGTTGCCGAAGTGGATTATATTGTCCCCCTCGGCGGGAATACCCGTGCCGTTCACATCGGTTTTGGAAAGTGTGATATTATCAATCCCGACAGCAACAACCCTACGCTTGTAGAATTTCAAGTCTGCGTTTTCCGCAGTCCACTGATTACAGAACGCCACATCATCTACGTGGAAGAGATTCGCTACAGAGCCGTTCTTTTGGTCGAAGTAGCAGACATATCCGTTGTCTGCCTCAACCACACGTGTCACACCGTTGATATAAGCCGCTGTGTCTATCTCCATGCCGCCGCGCCCCTCGGCTTGATTGATGACGAGCGTATTCACACTCATATCCTGTCTTACGCTCAGGCGGTCGGTTTCCAGTACCCAGTTGCCGTTCTCGTCCTTATAGAATCCCCATCCGGCACCACCCACAAGTCCTGCGCGGAAATCTCCGCTTGTCAGTAGAGAAAAGAATTGGGTAGGGGAGAGGCTTCGGTCTGATATGCCGTCCTTGCGCAGATACAGCTTATCGCCCACGGCACGGACAATCTGCTCCACATTGCTTATCGCCCCCACTTGCCGCTGCAATGCGCTTATCACCCCTTGCATCATCGACACGGGATTAGCCGAGGTCGTGTATTCGTTTCCAAGCACAATCTCCACGTCGGGGTTCAGCGCCGCATCGTCGCTTGTCGGTTCGCGGTAGGTGTAGGTGATGGATTGCAGATACAGCGTCTCGTAGGCTTTTCCAGCTTCGTTGAAGAATCGTTTGTCAAAAAGCCGCAGGGAGTTGCCGACACGGAGCTGATTGATAAGGGCGTTTGGCTTTCCCTCGTTGCTGAGCCTCACGCGGTCGGTTGTCACCACCGCCGTAGGCTTGATTTCTTTTACCTCGCCGAGCTGGTCTTTCTTCCAATCGTCAAGGCGTATCTCCGCATCGACAACGTATGGCACGTGCGTCATTTCCGTGCCGATGAACACGAATCTATCTCCGGCTTTGCCCTGTTTCTGTGTCGAGGGTACATATAGCCCAGTTGCTTCGAGTTCTGCGTCGCTCTTTGCGAGCTTTATGCGCCAGTGGCTCTGTGCCCCATTAAAAAATTTACTTGCATCGGGAACGGGGAAGTCCACTATGGTAAACTCGTAGTCCTCACTAAGGGCGAGGTCACCCGAAGTGAACACCACTTTCGCCGTATTCCCCTCTCGGTCGCCAAGTACAGGTTTCCACACTCTTTCGGAGTACTCCGAATCGGTCTCGCTATCGAGCCGTGCGGAATTCCATATATTTTTGACCCATATATCAAATGTACCTTTCCATCCGCTATCCTGCAACGAAGCGGTCTGTTTCTTCGGCGATTCATAACCTACGGTAATCCAACCCTCTTTAGGAAGATGAATATTGGGGTCAAGAACAAGTTCTACCTCAAATGTCGCCCTCCATTTCCATCTACCGGCAGGAATACCACTTCCCGGATGCTCCACACCTGTAATCGCGTTTATGGCGATTATCTCGGGTGAATCCGATACCACAAGCAGGTCGGTTACATCCTTGTCGCCCCCGGTGATACCTTTGGTATAATGTGCGTTTTTTGAATATGCTCCCGTGACAATATTGGCAGTCTGACCGTCAGGGACATCAAACGGGGGAAACTCCACCATTATCGCCCTTCTTGTTGTCATCGACGTTAGTTTCACGGTCGTTGTCGCCCCCTTGATATCGGATATTTTCGCGTCATTCTCCGTGCTCTCCGCCACGTCGTCGCTTTCTATCTGCTCAACGTCAACGGCTATATCCAGCCCCGTGCCTTGCAAGGTAGGGTAAATATCCTCGTTGCTGTCGAGCGTATCGGGAAGCGGTCCGTACTTGTCAATCGACGAGCCTTTCTTCACATAAGGCGAATAGCCTGGAAGTATCTCTACCTGCTTGTCGCCAGTTGTCGGATTTATTGTAATTTCATCCGCCACAAACTCTACCGGGCTGAATTTCGTGTCGGTGTAGCCCTTGCGGTAAGCCCACGGAGCGTATGCGTTGCTCTCGCCAACTGCCGTATAGCCGGGATATTTCGATTTGTGCGCCGCTTTCCATCCCTGCACGTATGAGCGGAATGTCGCGGGCATAAGGTTTGTAAAAGGGATATTGGCAAGTTCCTCCACCCAGTCGGGGTCGGGTCGGAAGTCGGGGTTGTTCGGGTCTGTGTTCTTGAAGTAGCGGAAAGGAATGTTTGTATCGCCTCCACGTCCTTTGAGCATGTTGCGGATTTCCTCGCTCTGCACCTGACGTTCCACTTTCAGCAATCCTCCCTCAAAGCCATACTCAAAAACATGGTCTACCTCCGTAGTCGGATAGCCTACGCGGATAACGTAACGCTCGCCGCCCTTGACGGTGTTGCTGTTGTCCGAAGCGGCTTTAATCTCCCACCTCACACCATACTTGTCATGGAAAGCGTCAATCAGCACATTCCAAATCTTCGTGTGGCTTATGGTTATGATTGTCGCCTCCTGCTTGTATTGCCATGCCGGATTAAGGTCAATCGTTATTGTATCGCCATAGTAGTATTCAAGCACCTGCCCGAAAAGCTCGCAGAAGTCTTTGAGATTGAGCTGTACGGTGGCTACTTCCTCGTCGGGCAGATACGCCCCTGCCGCTATCTGCTGAATCGTGACGAACGGCCAGCGTTTCAACTGATATATAGCCCAGTGCTGAAACGTAAGGTCTATCTGCGATTTCAGACTCTCGTTTCCCTTTGCCCCCTGCGGAATCCGCAGCGGCATGATGTATTTCTCCCCCTGAAACTCTACTGCCCAGTCAAAAGAGAAGTCCGGCACAATATTGCCGTCAATCTTTACTTGCGTGCTGATGGTCTTCTCGCCCATGTCGGCTATGTTCGCCGTGGCTTGGGTAAGAGTGGCGTATTGCTTCCCGTCAATCTTCGGGAAGTTAAGCTCAGTTATATCGGGTATCAATCTGCTTCATAAGGCAAAGGCTCTTGGCTCAGATGGTTAGACTGATTTTTCAAAATTGCATTTGGTCGGGTCGCTCACATGGATTACAAGCTCTACCTGCGCGAACTCATATCCGTTCTTGCTTTTCTTAAACTCCTTGCATTCGGCGATAGGCTCGGGCAATCCGACAATCTTGCAAGGCTTGAAGTCGTTGTAGAACGTCACTTCCTTGTAGGTGCGGATGTCGCTGTTGGTAGGCTGTGTGTAGAGTTTCTTGTTGAACGCGGCTATGATGGAATTGACGCGTTTCAGATCCTTGTCCTGCCCGTCGATGATAAACTGCACCTTGTAGTCGAAGGCATCCTGCACCGTGCGGCGGTCGGTATGTTCTCCGGCTTCCTCGGCGTAGGTCGTGACGTCACGCTTCTTTATAGGTGCCTCCGTGCGGTTGTCGGCATCCATATAAATCAGCTTGTGCGCGGTAAAGGTGTCCTCTATCGCGCCGTCGCCTATCTTTATGCGTACGTTTATCATCGCTCAATCAATTTTATTGTCTTGCGTTTGAAATTGCAGTTGTCGGTCTTTGCGCCCACCACCTTGCAGTCCTCGGCGATATACAGCGGCACGTTGATTGCAGGGTCGTTCTTCTGCCCGCACTCCACGCGGATATTGCATCCGTTGGCGAAATATAGCATCGGGATAACGGCGCACGCGTAGTCCATCGCCACGCGAATTGTTCCCTTGCAGTCGTGGAAGATGTATGTCTGCAACTTGTCGAATACCTCGCCGTTGAAAGTCTTGCCGACTAACACGCCCTTGTCTTCTATGTCCGAAAACTCGCGGGAGAGCATTTTAAGGCTTGGAAATCCGCGCTCCATGCACCAATCCGGATTCTGAACGTAATAGTCAATCAGTCCCTCGCGGTCATATCCGCGCATAAGTCCGTAGCCCTCCGCGCAGATACCTCCCCGGCGGGCATCATCCATAAGCGTCTCTTTCAACTGCAATTCTTCCATATTGCAAAGTTATGTAAAACAATTTATTCACGCAATAAATCTATTATATTACTTTATAAATGAGTGTGTCGTTTTTTTACCGATATAAAGAAAAATATCGGCGATTGTCAAATTGCGAAAGCCGCTATAATTAAATAGATATACATGATATATTAAATCTACATTAATGATTTAATATAAATTTATGTTACACAACATATTATAAAATTTGGGAACGATAGCGCAATACACTATATTTGCAATGTCGTCATTGATAGTTTAGAGGCGACAGTCACAAGGTGGCTGACCTCATGTAGAGATTAATAACACGTTTCTTTCAACCCTTAGATTTAATTTCTTATGAGCGCTATTGACATTGCATGTGAAGTCGGAAAATCCATCGTAACCGACCCTGCTGTAGTTAATTCTACCCAAGCTTTAATGACAACCACTCTTTCAGGCGTGGCACAAATTGGCGGAGCCGCCGTGACAGGCGGAAGCGTAGGCGCAACAGCAAGTGCTGTAGGTACCTCTATCGGTTCCGCAGCCACGAGCGTCGGCCATGCTATAATGGGTACCAAAGCCGTAACCGTGGCAACTACTATATTGACTTCCCCTGCCGCTCCTTTTGTTCTTGTAGGAGCAGCTATATTCGGTGGCTTGTGGTGGCTGTGCAAAGATTAATCACTTAAATATATTAAGAGGGGCGACACCCCGGTGAGTGCCGCCCCCTATTGTTCAGATTGCTTGTTTCGGCGTTATCCTCTCAATGAAGTCGGCGAACACAGAGAGCAGTCCGAAAATGTGTGCTTGCCTGATAGTGAGGAATCGGCGATTGGCGCCCATCTCATTCATCACACGGTCGATTTCGTCCTTAATCTCCTGTGGCGTTGCCCCGATTTCTTCAAAGAACTCCGAGGCGGCGGTGAAGTCGTAGCTCATAACTCGCTCAGTTTGGATTTGATGAAAACAACTTCTTCGGATGCTTCAAGGGCATCATCAGACACCGCTCTCGCCATTATCTGTACGTTTTTGATAAGCTCGGCGGCGTTCTGAAACCCGATGTGGATGCGTCCTTTTATAATCGGGTAGTCAAGGATTTCGGCGAGAGCCGTTGCTGCGGCAAGCAGATTGAGGACGTTTCTTGTCACACGTTGTTCGCTCATTTCGCACCTCCTTTCTTTTTATGCCATCGATACAATGATACCATCGACGGAGTGAGGCAAATTGCCATAAACACAAGATAGGCTACAAGTGCGAGCCACCCGTAGTTGGTGTAGAGGAAGATGGAGAACATGATGAAGATTGCCGTCAATCCTATTATCAGAAAGCATAGGGTCTTCATTTTGAGCCTCCTTTCTCCGCCAATCCCAAGAGTTTGTTGCGGCTTTCACGGGCTTTCCGTGCGGCTTCTCTGTGTCTGGCGATGTCTTCCTCGGTGAAATCTTCGGGCGGATTGTCTGCGAGGTCTAACATCAACAGCTCCATAATCCCTGCGAGTGCCGCACCCATTAAGCGGTCGGAGTGGCGGCGATAGGTTTCTTTTTCTTTCATCGCAGACCTCCTTTCCTTACTAAGAGTTCGAGCAGTTCGCGGAAGCGGTGGGCGTAGTAGAGCGGTTGGGTGCCGTTGGGAAACTGAGGGCACACCTGATTTTCGCCGTAGTTGAGTCCGTCGCCGACGATTGACTTGAACTGCCTGACTCCGCCGAATCCTGAGGGTCGCGATAATTCCACCATCAATCCGTGCTGAATCATGAGTTTGTTGAATTGCTGTATGCTCATCGGGGAGCCGTTCTCTTTGAGCAGGAATGAGGCCGAGCGCAAGTTGCCGCGCGATGGCACATAGTCGGGAAGCGGAAGCCCGAGCGGTTCGCCTACCTTTTGGAGCAGTCCGAGCGTGGAGGTGTCGTTGAGGTTGAGGAGGTTTTTGACCTCCTTGACCCACGCGAGGCGGTCACCAAGAGTGATTTGCGCTGGGGTCTGAATCGGAGCTTGCGCTTTGACCATTGGCTCTGCGGTGCCGTTTTCGAGTTCCTCCCAACGCAGGACGAGTCTTGCTCTTGCCTCATCGTTGAACTTGGTAGCCACATATAGACACTCGGTTTTGGTCAAAGTGTAGTAGGGAATCTTATTTTCCCCGCCAGTAGCTAATTTGTTGATTCTGAATTGGAGCGCAAATTTGCGCCCTAAGGTTTTCTCCCATGCGGGTTCCATGTTTCGGATTGCGCGGAGCACATCTTTGTGCTGCTTGCCTGTGGCTTCGGCAATCTGCATAGAGGTCATTGTCTGAGCGACCGCAACGAGTTGATTTTCTTTCATAGCCAACCTTTCTTTTTGGGAGTTTCTGTCGGTGCGTTATTACTCTTTTCTTCAAGGTCGGCTACTCGCTTTGCGAGAGTCACAACAAAACCTATGAGGTCTAATGAGGGGATAGGATTCTGTTGCTCCCATGCAATAAGGCGACTGGGCTTGTTCGTGTCATATTCAAAACTCCTACCACGTTCTGAATAGGAAAGCCTGCCAAAACTGTCCCGATACTTGTCCGCAAGTACACAATAAAGGCTACAATCTCTTACTTCCTCTTTCCACAGTTGCTCGTGGTGTTCTTTGAACAGGGCTTGACCCTGCACTTGCAGTGTGCCGCCGCATATTGGGCAAGTCACGGTTTCTTTTTCTTTCATTGTTACGCAATTTATGAAAGATTATAGGCAATAGAAAAACGGCATTGCCTTTCCCGTTGCGTAACACCTTAGAGGCTGTAGTCCATTGCGGATTTCCACGGGGGTACAATGCCGCTATATTGCGTATGGGTATAAAAATACCGCACACGGTCTATGTTTGCGGTTCAACCGCCTCTAAAATGTTACGCACTGCAAAAGTAGAACTATTTTTTGACTTGTGCAATACCATTATCAGAGGCGTGGTTTTGACCGCCTTTTATTTCGTTTTGCAAAGGTAAGGTAATTTCAGTATATTTGCAAACAAAATATAAAGTTGAATTATAGAAAATATTTTTCAAAAAAATGAGAGGGGTTCCTACATACCCTCTCCGGCAAGCCGAAAAAACGGCATTACGCCTCTACCCAAAAGCTGAACACTTTGGCGTTCTTCGGATAAATGGTTACACCATTCTTCCTGATGAATTTGGCGAACACCAATTTATACAGCTTGCCATTTACAGATTTAGTTTGCACGGGACTACTCCTTTCTGCGGATTAACTACCGCGTGGCCTCTCGCTTCCTACACGAGAGAAAAAAGCCCCGACGGTAGGAACATCGGGGTTATTTCCTTAACAGAGCCATAGAGCCGATTAAGGTTGGTTGAGGCAGGAGCAATCCTATGCCTTTCTAAATCTGTTTCGCAAAATTACGCCCAAAAATCCGATTTTCCAAATTTATTTTCATCGTAATTAATTGTCTTTTAGTCTATTCAATTACCAAATGTACTTATTATAAATTATTTGCTTATCAATACATATAATTCAACTTTAGATAAACAAGCACTAATGTTGAAATTTACCTTGACACTTCGGGCAACCATTAGCCTTTCTTAATAAGTTACCGGCTATTGGTTCCCATATATGACCGCACTGTTCGCATTGACATGTTACTCTATCCGCTGTTCTTGTGAACTGCGTTAGCAACTTTATGTATGGAAATTTCGCGTGAACTTCATCCTCAAAATCTTTAGGATGTTTCTTACCGTAGCGTTGACAATAGACGCATCCTGTACCTCTTGAACGCACCTCTACCTTTTGTCTATAAGGTGGATGGTTGGGGTTCGGACATTTCCATAATGCTTCATAGTCCGATTTAAGGGTAACTTCTGACGGCGTTTTGTCATTCTCCGCACACCATTCGGCGGCAAGTGCCGGATTTAGGGTAGCCAAACTTGTATCGGGAGAAACTTGTTTGCCATGACATACAGCACACCCCGTCCCTCTAACCCGTTGCTGTATCAGAGCCAAATAGCTATGATTGCATCCATTGTTACAGTGCCACCAAAACTTCTTTTTGGCAAACAACCCTATCGTTTCGGGAGCAATGCCACTCTCCTTATTTAATTCGTAATCCCACTCTGCGGCAATATCGGGGTATAATACAGCAAGGCTTTCTGATGGATGAAATTTCTGATGGGCGCAGAAAGGACACCCGGCCCCATTTAGATGCTCGTATGGATTTTGTTGGAAAATGCCATGTTTTTGGCAAACAATATCAATTTTTGTATCTGAATCGATGTATCGGGCTAAATGGTATTGGTATTTATCGCCATGAACCTTTTTCGCTTCTGCAATCCAATCCTCTGTTGTATATAAGCGTTTTTTGGAGATGCAACGTCGGCAACCATATCCAAAAGTTATAGCTTTAACACTATTTCGCCATCGATGCGATGAGTTGTTAGGGCATATCCAATTCACTACTTTGTCAGAGTGTGGCATGACCATTTCGGGAGTTAGCGGAGCGTTAGCTTCATAATCCCAAAGAGCTACGGGAGCTATCCCGGCTTTACGTTTCTGTTCCTCTGATGCGGCAAAGCTCTTTTCATAGGGCAGACAGTCCAATGTTGCCCTCACATCGTTAATCTCCGAGCCAAAATCCACCTTAATATCTTTTGAGAATATTTCAGCGAGTAGCACTTCCAACTTTGCCTCCAAATCCTCATATTCGGGAGTTTGTTTTACTTTTATGACTGTACACCCCGGCACTTGAATGTCGGGACAATTATCCTCCCTAAAACGATATAATGTAATGCCGTTTTTTACCAAGCGTTTGGTTTTGGCAACGTCTTTAGGCAACTTTTTCTCATTGTGGAAACGCTGTCCGTCATACTCAAATCCTATATTCAATGATGGCACAAATACATCTACTTCGTCTTTCTCAATATGATGGCGGTTAATCGTATCGGGATAGTGCTTTTTGACTGCCCTATATAACAGTTGTTCTGGGACTGATGAACTTCTGCAATTAGCACAATGAGGGCAACCTCGTTTATTGGCATTTCTGTTACTACCTTTTGCCCTCCATTCGTGTCCGCAAATCGGGCAAAGCCACCAAATATATTGACTGGTGTTGGCAAACACATCAAACGGGGTTAGATTCCCATTCTTTGTTGGATGCCATTCTTTTGCAAGTTCGGGATTCAGATAGCCAAGCGATGTTTCTCTGCATAGTTTGTTGGATGAACAGTAGGGACAATCGCCACCCGTGTGATAAATCTTATTGCCGGGCAGCGAATCATAGCTGTGTCCGCTGGGACAAATCCACCACATCTTTTTACGATAAGTCGGGGGTATCGTATCGGGGTCTATTGTGTTCTTTTCAAAATCCCATTCCTTTTCTATTATTTCGGGGAACTTGGCTTTAAGGCTGTTGAATCCGGGGACTATGACCCTGCCTAAACAAATAGGACATTTCTCCGATTCAAAAGGACGTTTGGAGGGAGCTGTTCTGTTAGAAACCCTCTTTTGATACGAATATCCACACACAGGGCATTTCCACCAAACTTTTAAGCGTGAACTCGCATGGATTTTATCAGGAGTTAATCCCTCGTTGCGTTCATAATCCCATTGTCTTGCCAAATCGGGAAATGCCTCTGAAAGTGTTGCCATTCTTAAAAGTGCAACCCCAATGGAAGCCGTTACACATTCCAAAGGGGTTGACTGAATAAGTTTATGTCTGCGGTAACGGTCGCACTGCAAAGTTACAAACATTCCGCAAATTATGCAAGTAAACCTAAAGTTATATTATAGATTTTTTGTATCTTTGTACCGTAGTATTAAAAACAGAGCCAAAGAGCCGCGCTTCAAGAAGCACGGCTCTTTGCTTTTAATGACTATTCAAATACTTGTCGGCTGCATCCACGCATTTGGCAAGCGCATAACAAAACAAACAACCAAGGCAACCCGAAAGAATAGCGGCTATGGATATAACCCAACTAAAATCATCTGCCAAGACAAGCCCGATTATTAGGGCGGCAAACACGTTCACAACTCCGACAATTCGTAGGATTGTAGCTAATGCGCATGAATCGTGGGGAATGTCAGATGAAGTTGGCGCGGATTCTATTGGCTCGACTTCTGCTGAGGGGTCGAATGAGCGAGTTTTCGCAAGTAACGGTCTTGCCGAGGAGTTTCGGTTGCGCACAACGCTATATCCGATAAGACCCACAACAAGCAGCAGGACTATGAGAATAATCAACGAAGTCATAATGTTTTTTTGCCTGCAAAGTTACGGAAATTTTAGATACGTGCATAGTTAAAGGAGAATGTTTTACAGCATAATATAAAATACCGATGGCTGACAATTTGATATTCCCGATAGGCTTCGATTTGGAGGAAGCCGTTAAAAAAGCCGGGCAGGAATGGAATAGCACTTATGCCGACAAGTTGGAAAAACTGTTGGCAAAGCGAGCCATAACTGTCAATCTCGGTTTCAGCACCAAAAATCTCAATAACCTCGACGATGTAAAACGTCGCCTTGCGGAATTAAAAATAGAGCCTCTTACTCCCGAAAATAAAACGGCTATAAAGGATTTAGTTCGTGAACTCAAAGAACTTGCCAAAGCGATGGAGAAAGTTCAGAAATACTCTAAAATCCAAACGCCGGAACTACAGCAGGCTCTCGCAAATAAAGCCAATGCGGAGGCGGCACACATGGCAGAAAAATACCGCCAAGCAAACGAGCGATTAGAGGTTTCTAAGCGAAGGATTGCGCTTGCCGAACAAAAACACGCAGAGGCTCTATCGAACACTTCTAAGAAAATCAACGAGCAACATTCCTATGTATCTCGTCTGATTAAGAGAATGGCTGTGTATGCTTCATTCTCTTATGCCGGGAATTTCCTCACAAGCGTCAGAGAAGTAACGGCGCAGTTTGAACTGCAAAGGGTGTCGCTCGGCGCGATTATTCAAGACCAGACGAGGGCAAACGCTCTCTTTTCGGAGATTAAAGCCTTTGCGCTCAAATCCCCGGTGTCGATTCTCGACTTGACGAAATACACTAAGCAGATAGCGGCATATAGAATTGAAACAGAAAAGCTGTTTGATACTACTAAAATGCTTACTGATATTAGTGTGGGCTTAGGTGTTGATTTACAGCATATTACGCTGTTTTTCGGGCAAGTCCGCGCTCGTGGCGCATTGTTCAGTTCGGAAATCCGTCAGGCGACTGAGGCAGGAATCCCATTGGTTGAATTGCTTGCGAAGAAATATTCCGAACTTAACGGGCAGTTAGTTACGGCATCACAAGTCCTTAAAATGGTAGAAAAGGGCATGGTCGGCTTTGAAATGGTTGAGGAAATCTTCAAAGATATGACTTCTGCCGGAGGTATGTTCTACGAAATGCAAGAGAAACAGGGCAATACTCTCTATGGACTTTGGGCTAAGTTAGGGGATGCAGCCGCTGTCATGTATGATGAAATCGGCAATACAAGTTCGGTTAATGCTGGCATGAAAGCCGCTATTCAAGCCTTGACCGATTTAATGAAGAATTGGCGGGACGTGGCACGAATCGCAACCGAAGCCGGGATAGCCTTTGCTGTTTATAGATTGGCTGTAATCGCATCAACCAAAGCAACTGCATTAGCAACCGTTTGGGAAAAGAAAGATATTGTCCTGCGCCAAATGCACCTCAAAACGGTAATGGCGCAGAGTAAGCACGTCCGCAATTTCAACCGTGTATTATTGGCAAGCGGCGTAAGCGCACAAAAAGCCTCTACTGCAACATGGGTGTTTTCAAGAGCCTTGCATGGCTTGAAAGCCGCAATAGCTACAACGGGAATCGGAGCGTTGATAATAGGTCTTTCCTTATTGATTGATAGATTGCTTTTCTCGAAATCCGCTGCGGAACAGCTCAAAGAATCATTAGACAACATCGAAACCGAGAGCATACAGGAGCAAGATAAATCCGTCCGTAATTTTGAGCGACTTGCCAATATCGCCGTCAGCGCATCTTCGACCTATAAGGAGCAACAAGCCGCCTTAGAGGAACTGAAACGCACCTATAAAGAAATCATACCCCAAGAGCAACTGACTATTGAGAATCTTAAACAGATGAACGGCAACTATGAGTTGTTGACCGCAAGCATACGCAGATATATCGCAGAGCGTATGAAGCAAAAACAGACTGACGAGATTATCAACACCTATGCTTCTGAGATACTGAAAATACAACGTAAGGTCAACGACCAATTAAAAAATAAGTATTCAGCAGAACAGTTGGCGGCGTTTTGGGAAAAATATACCGAAATCGTCAAGGATGCCTCAAAATCTGCGGGTAAATCTGTTTCGGAACTTATCAATATGACCGTCTCGGCGATGGGAGCCGACTTGCAGTTTGCGCATGACATAGGCTCTGTATGGACTTTGTTCGCCCACGACCATGCAGATGTTTCTCGCATGACAACGCTTATCCGTGAACAGGAAAGACAAATTGACGCATTATCTAAGACTTACGATTCAGCTTCAATGGCGATGGGTGAATACGCCAAATCTTATAGTGAAGCCGTAGATAAGATAACTCAAGACGGGTTAAAGTTGAATGGCAAAGTTATCAAGCAGGAGGATAACCCTTTGTTGTATTCACAACAGGAAGCCAACCTTGAAATCAAGGACGCGATGATACCTACCATAAAGGAGGCTTTCAACGCTGCCGGAATAGCGTTTAATGACGGATGGACTTCGCTTATAGATAATGTGAATGAGAATATGCCACAGCTCACTTCCTCTATAAATTTTGACCCTATGGTTGAAAAGGTAAATGAGGAATCACAGAAGCTATTGGCAGAATTACAGAAACAACTTGACGCGCTTGTCGCACAGCGAGAGGCTTATCTTAAACAGATTAAAGCGGAGGAATCTAAAGGTAAAGGTGGCAATGATGAGGTAATCCAAAATGCGAAAACTCGCTATAATGAAATTGGCGATGAGATAGAAAAACTTGAAGAACGTGCAAGGAAAATCAATATACTGCCGCAGTTGCTTGAACATCTAAAGAAGAAGTACGAGGATTTAGCCCCGTCCGATTCTGTTGTCAAGCTGATGCGCCAACGCTTTGATTCTATTGTCGATTACACAAAAGCCTACGCCAAGAATATGCGCCGCTTCCGTATGAACGCGGATGAGGATATGGAGGCGTACCGCAAAAGGCTGTCGGATGAAGTCGAACTTATTAAAAAGAACATTAAGGCGTGGACTGCCGCAATGGTTTTGGCTCGCTTATTCCGCAATAAGACAGAGGAGCAAAACCTGCAAAACCTAATAGACGAAGCCAAACTGCAACTCAAAGATTTGGAAAAGATATTGGGTGATATGCCTGTGTTTGAGAAAGGGCGTGGCGGCGGTCGTCAATCCGACCCGCGCCTGCAAAATCTGAAAGAGGAAATCTCGCTTACAAAGAAGCTCTACGACGAGTATCACAAGTTGGAGAAACAGATTGGCGCGACAAGGGCTGCGGAGAAGATTCAAGAGATATACTCCAACACCATCAAGACGCTTCAAGACCGCGTAGGAAAGTATGGCTTCAAGTTTGAGCTGCCTTTCACTGACGAGAATCTGAAATTCAATATGCAGCACTTTATCGACAAGATGAAAGAGTTGCAGAAGCTCCGCGACAAGAAAGGCAAACCGCTATTCCCCAATATCGGCAAGGAGATTGACGAGGCTGTTGCGCAGTTGGAGGATGTAGACCTCAATTCGCTGCAAAAGGCGTTGGAGAAGAAACTGAAAGAGCTTTCCGACCGCATCTCGCGCACCAAGACGGCGAAGGAGTTCTATGAGAAGATATTGGAGCAAACTGGAGACATAAACATTGCCACAAGGGTATCTATGAGTATCTATGGCTCAACGGGAGAGGAATTATTCAACGACACCGTGGAGCAGATAAAAGAAGCGTTCAAAACGGGTTCGGAAGAGCATCCGATTGACTTGGATATAAGCGCGGCGATAGACATCGAAAATCAGCGCATAGATTATAAGAAACTCGCTGACATATACGATAAATACCAAGACGAGATAATCGAGAAACGCCGCGATACCGCCAAGAAGATAGCGACCGAGGGTCAGAAAGAAGTTGCGACCGACATTCTGAATTGGCGAAAATCTCTTGCCAAAGCAAAATCCTACGAACAAAAGCGCACGGATATAATCAACACGGCAACAGCGGAACGCGCCAAGATTATCAGAGAGACCACCGACCCGAAAGAGCGTGGCGAATTGCTTGGCTTGTCATATTCCAAGCAAGCACAGGAATTGACTAAACTTGCCGTTGACGAATTTAAGTCAAGCGATGATTATATAAAGGTATTCCAAGACCTCGACCGCGTATCAACGCAGACCCTCGACCGCATGAAGAAGCGGTTGGAGGAAATGATAGCGACCGTCAAAGATACGGAGAATGTCGAGGGACTGAAAACCCTTGTAGAACAGCTTGACAAAATCAAGGAGGAGCGAGAAACGCGCAACCCTATCGAGGGGATAATCGACAGCTTCAAGGAATATGCCAAAGCGCGTAAGGACTATCGCACGGCAGAAGCAGAAGAAGCGGCGGCGAAAGCTGAATTTGCACAGCAGGAGGTAGGGTTGAATATGGCAATTCAAACTGCCAAAGCCGAACAAGCAATAGCGCAGCAGCGAGTGAATGACTTGAAAGCGCAGGGCAAAAAGAATACCTCAGAGGGCGTTGCGGCAGAACTCGCGCTTAACGAAGCCACGAAAAAGGTTACACAAGCGACAGAAAACCGCAATAAGGCTGTCAAGAAAGTCAATAATGCGGAGCAGAAAACAACCGACGCTCTTGATGCTCAAAAATCGGCTCTCGCCAAATTGCAGAAGAATGTCAACGCGATGGCTAACGCTTTCAATAGCGCGGCAAGCTCGATAAAGACGATAGCGGACATGATGGGTATTGCCGAGGACAGCGAACTTGGCGATATAGTAAACGGACTTGTGGATGGGTTGAATAACGCAGCCACAATAATGACAACTATACTGGCTATTGCCATTGCTATTGAGGCGGCTTGTTGGTGGATGCTTGCAATAGGGGCGGCTGTCGCGGCTTTCTCCGCTCTCGGTTCATGGCTCACGGGGTCTAAAGTCCGCAAAGCGAATAAAGAGATAGAGCGTCAGCAGAAACTTCTCGACCAACTCGAATACACTTACTCGCGATTGGAGAAAGCAGCTGACAAGGTGTTCGGGTCTGATTATGTAGCGAATCAGAAACAGCAGCAGAAGATACTCCTTGCGCAACAGCAAGCCTACATGAAGCAATATGAGGCGGAGATGTCAAAAGGGAAAAAGGCTGACGAGGAAAAGGCGCAGGAGTTCCTTGACAAAGCCCGTGACATAGGCGACCAGATTGCCGACATGCAGGGAAAGATAGCCGAACGGATGCTCGGCACCGACCTAACATCCGCCGCCCGGGACTTCGCACAGGCGTGGCTCGACGCATATAAGCAGTTTGGAAACACCGCTGACGCGATGAGCGATAAATTCCACGAGATGATAGAGAATATGGTAGTGGAGTCGCTTATGGCGAAAGCTATGCAGAGGGCATTGGAACCCACGTTCAAGATGATAGACGAAATGGACGAGGGCGATTTCTACAGCGAGGACTTTTGGCGCAAAGTAATGGAAAGCGCAGACAAAGGTTCTAAAGATGCCAATGCCGCCGGGGCTGTCATCATGGAGTGGGCAAAGAAATGGGGATATGACGGACGTGAGAAAGCAGAGGGCTTCACGGGTATAGCCAAAAATATAGCTGGGGCGACGAGCGAGGAAATTAACACGGCTGCGGCGATAGGGAACACTCTATTGTACTATGTCTCCCCGATTCCGCGCATCGACGAGAACCTTGCGAGGGTGGTGGCTATCATGGAGGGGCGTGGCGTGGCATTGCCTCCGGCTTCGGGTACCACTGCGGGAGCGATAGACTACACCGAAATGTTCACGACCGCCAACCAACATCTTTCAAGTCTGCCACGGATGGAGCAGCGCCTCGCGGAGATTTATCAGTTGCTCGGTAGGGCGTTGAGGACAAAAGGCTCGACAACGGGCTTCAACACGTTTTTAAATTCGTAGCATACAAAACTTAATGTTATATTATAGATTTTATGCGATAATATCCTAAATAAATGTAGATGGTATTGTTGATGGAAATAATAATGGGTTTTGTCTTAGCTATTTATATTTGCGTTTGTCAACTTTTTGGGCTAACTTTGCGTTGGGCAAATTTGTTTTAGCTATAAATTAGCCCTTACTCAATATGACTGAAAAAGATTTAGAGATAATAAAAAGTCGCCCTCTTTTCTTGAAAAACGGCGAGCGCTCAGGCGAGGTTGTATTGGTCGACCCCGATGGCGGTGATATGTTTTTCACATTTGAACTGCATTATGCGGAAGACAAGAATGAGGGGAAGACACGTTTCCGGGCTCTTGACGCACATCATGCAGAGTTCGTAATAGACACCTTACCTGATGCTATCACAAAACCTGAGGATTTCATAGAAATTGGTACTTATGGCGCTTCAAGCAAACCATTGTATATGGGCTTTGTCGTGCAACCTCAAATAGCACAGAGCGGCGAGCATAATGTAATCATAACTTTTTACACAAGAAAGGAGGTTGGCGATGGCTCTGCGCCCAACGACTAACCCACAAGACTACGGAAACAACATCGCAGATATTTCCGTTGATGTTATAAGCATTATGGAGAGCAGTTTGCGTGTTGTTTTGATTTCTCACGTTGAAAAACTTCGGAAGAGTAAGGATATTGTTGGCGCTATTGCGCTCTTTGTATCATTAGTAGGCGTTCTTTTAACCGCAGAGTTTAAGTCAAATATCTTTGATGCAAAAACGTGGTTTGGCATATTTATTGTTTTAACTATCGCCGCAGGCGGCTATATGGTTTATGTAATAATCAATCATTGCAAGAATAAAGATAGTGTCGATGCAATAATTGAAGATATTAAGGCGGCTCGTGGAGGTGCTTTGACTGGAATGAGAGTTCCAACAGGTCTTGCCCAGTTTCAACAACAGACAGAAAGGCCAAAGCCTCTAGTCAAATCCTCTAAGCCTGTATTACCAAAAAAGAAGAAGAAAAAGAGATGAGATATAATATATAGGCGACGCATCACCGCATCGCCCCTTTCTTTTCCTCTCCCATCACTTCGGCCTGAAGCTCTTCCGGCGTGAGGGTTTTCTTCTTCGGTCTTACGTTCAGTCCCATTCCGCGAAGTTTAGCCTCCAGTTCATCATCGCTCTTGGCGGCTGTCAAAGCCGCTTCGGTGCGCTCGCTCGGCTTCTCGTAGTCATAGTCGTAATAACCCTTGTCGAGAAGCATAAACGTGACGTAGTTCTCAGTGTCGAGAAACCAATACCGCAGCCACGACCAAAAGCTGTAGTTGCCGTATATCGCCGTTATCTTCTCGTTGTCGGTTGCCTCGGCAAACAGACTGCCTACTTGCTGCCCTCCGCCTTTTTCTTCGTAGCGTCCTCCGCCGCTTGCGCCTCCGCCGCTCTCCATCTTTTTAGCGTCTCTCTTACGCCGTCGCCAACAGGTTTCATGGAAAGCGCGAGTTGATGCTTTGTATTTTCCCAGTTGGCTAAAGAAAAACCCACCTCTTCATCATTGAGGGCGGCATTGTTGATTTTTGCGGTGTGCTCCTCGTAACGAAGCATAAGCCTCCGCCATGTCAGAGCAAAAAGGAATGGCACGAATAATGCCCGGTTGCCTAACAGATAGTAGGCGGCTGTCTTTGCGTGGAGCGTGTCGAGCTTGCGCTGTATCTTCTTCGCCTTGCGCAGCGGCATTGCCTCCTTTTGTTTGCCCGATAGCGCGTAGGCTTCAAGTTCAAGCGTGTGGATGCGCTCTCTCACTTTCTTGCTCACCTGCCTTACGGTATAGGTCTTGCCCCCGACGGCTATCACTCGCGGAAATCCGTGCTTGATGTGCTCCTTTGCCGCAACCATGCGGTCAAGCTCCTCGGCGGTAAGCTCCTGCGGTTTTTCTTTGTCTTCGGTCATAGTGGTGAATTGAAAGGGGCGGCGGCATTGAAGCTACCGCCCCTTGATTAGTAATGTGGCGTATCGGCTCAGTCCGTTCCGGTCTCGTCGGCGAGAGAAATCTTGTCGATGAGCATGAATGTGCCGAGCTTGCCCTCTATGTTGCAGTCCTGCGCCTTGCAGACAGCTTTAAGCACGAACAGTTTGTCCTCCATTGCCGGGCCGGTGAGAATGCGGGCTTTGGGGAGGAAGATGGCTTTCTTGGCGGTGTCGTTCACGATTGCCACGGGACGCTCGATAATCGGCATCTCTTCGGTTGTAGCCACTGCGGTTGCAGTCGCACCGAAAGCACTGCCCGTGCCGAGCGTTGTGATGTCCGCGCCTTTGAGGAATGTCTTGAACTTGCTTGCCGAGAAGTCCGCCATCTCGAAGTCGAAGCCATAGGTGCCTTTTGTCGGGTTGGAGACGATGATGTCACCCTGCTCGTCGAGCACATCGTCAAACGACGGGTCGTCGCCGTTCCATGAGGTCGAACCCTGGAATACCTGGCCTACGTCGAAGCCGTGTTTGGTAATGGTCGCCACGCTTATGTCGGTGGCGGCGTAGTCGGCAACCTCGTCAAATACTATAAGGTAACTCTGACCGTTAAACTCTGAGGTCGGAGTCGCTTTTGCTATACCTGTCTTTGCCATGATTATATGGTTTTAATTGTTATTGATTCTGTTTGAAAAATTCGTCTGTCACGTGCCACTCCACGTTGAGTATCGTAGTGGAGTAGCCCGTAGTGAGATTTGTCGTTGTCGGGGTAATCACGTTGGTTGGGTCGAAAGCGAACACGAAGCCCTGCGAGACCTTGCGGTGAACGAGCGGAGCGACTTGCGAGACAATCTGCTTCACGAGCTTCTTCTTCGCCCTGCCGTCCGTTTGGGCCTTGCACCATATTGTCAGCATGAGGTTGCCTCTGAAAAGCGCAGGGTCTTCCGTGAGCGACTGCGCCCCTCCGTTCCACTCCACGTCAATGAACTCGTCCGCAAGGTTCTTGTTGGGGCGTTCCTCGTCGGCATAGGCGCGTATCGTGTGGCTCTGCGTCGCCGAGGTCTGCACGCTCACCTTGCCGTCAAGCAAAGCGGCGAGTGCCACGTCCGGGTTGAGGTCTGCGATTGAGGTCATACGGTTATCGGTTGAAGTCCTGAAATCACGTCATTAAGCAAGGTCTGTTTCAACGTCTCAAAGAAGTTCACGCCTCGCCCTATCTTGGAGCCTTGCGTGTTAATCTTGTAGGCGTAGGGAACAGTGGAGAAAAGCACTATCCATATTCCTTTGGAGAATTGTGTCGCTCCGTTGGATATGGCTGCTTGAAGCAGAGGTGAGCCGAATATCCCTTTCACTCCGCCGTGCGACTGTGCCTTTGTCGCTCTCGCCGTCGGTATGAAGTGCTGGATTGCTCCGTCGGCATATACTCCCACACCCGTAGCATCGTGCAGGTTGGCGGTATCGACCGGGAACTGTGTAGTGCCGTCGGGCATTACGAAACTTCCGTCAATCACGCCTACAAGCGTCTGCGCCACACTTTTCAGCATAGCCACAAGTTTAGCCTTGATGACACGCTCTGCGTATTGCTCAACGCCAACCTTGAAAACCTTGCTGTTATGTGCCGTGTAGTCGCTCATTTCTCCACGCTTTGCTTAATCTCAATCTCCGTCACATAGTCGCCCGTCAGGTCAAGTGGCAAGTCATTTACAGACTTTACAACTCCCTTGCGGATGCGCCCTGCCTCGGTGGTTACGACTATATCGTCATTGGATTCCACCGCCACGAAACGAGGAAGATACACTTTGTCGTTGTATGTCATTATCTTGTTGAAGGATTGCCCTCCGCCTTGAAAATCACACTTATCATTGTATATCTCCTCGCAGATGGGGTTGTCCCATTCGTCCGTAGTTTCGGAAGCGCGGCTGATAACGCACTTGTCGGGGTAGCTCAAATCGCTCATCGCCAAACGTGATTTATTGTGCTACTTCACAATCTCCCAATCTTCGGAAAGAACATCGGTCTGTGAGGCAAGCCAACCCGAAAGGATTTCGCCCTGCGCCGTAAACATACAGATTGTGCCAAGAGCGGGAATTTCGCCGCCGTTCTTTTCTGCAAGTTCTTTCAGCATTGGGTCTTTGCACCACTCGGCTTTTACGACTGCCGCAGGTTTAAGCCAAAGGAACATACCTTTGCCATTCCACCCTTTGCGGCGCACCTTATAGCCGAATTTGAGGGCTTTGATTGCATTGCCGAAGTCCATTTCGTCAAGGTTGTGGAAAAGCTCGTTTGCACCGTACACAACGGCTGTCGCGATTAGCCCCTCTGCCTCTTTCGCATTAGGGTTGCACTCAACCACACCTTTTGCATGGTCTTGTGCTACTGCTTCTAAATCTTTCATATCTAAATTGTTGAATTGTTTAATGTTTGGCACGTTCTCCGTGGTGGCATAACTCGCAAGTTCGTAGCGTCAAACATCCCCCCGCTGTCGGTCACATCCTCGTCCACCTCCGCGCCAAGCTCTCTGCGCAGCTTGTCGCCAAGTGCGCGGAAAGCCTCGCGGTCTTTGGTGGTCAGCGGATAGCCGCCGATGGAGATTTGTCTGTTGCCGCGTTTCTCACTTTTCGTGCCGCCCGTAATTGCCGCCGACATCGAGTAGTAGAGGGTAGAGAGGGCGTAGTTGAGCGACTTGGCAAACGTCTCGTCCATCACGCCGTCCACGATGTAGCTTTCCACCTCGTCGGTCAGCGAGACAGGAGCGATAGCCGTCGGCTTCGCCATAATCGGGGATAAAGCAGCCGATTCAAGCACACTACGCTCTATCTGCGTGCCTATTCCCTGAAACTGCCCTCTTAGCCAATTCTCTACCGTCATACTCTCTCACTCTTTAGGATTTGGTGTAGTAGGTCTTGCCCGACTGCACCGTTGTGTCGGTTGTCAATACGTAGTTGTCGCCGCTCTTTTCATACCAGCCCTGAGTCGAAGGATTGCCCGTAGGATTGGTTACTGCGGTGTAGGTGACGGTAGTGCCACCCACCTCGTAGTAGAACATCTTCTTCGGCACGGTAGGCACGGCAAGGCAAGTCAGCTCGGACTTCCACTTCTGAGTGCGGTTATCCTTGTCGTAGATATACTCGATGATACCCTTGCCGTCGAAAATGTCACCGAAGATTGCTGACTTGTCGGGGCGCACGGGTGCCACGTTGTAAATCTGTCCGATGATGCCGGAGGGGCGCACGAGAATCACATCCTCGACGTAGGGTGAAATCGGCGCAACGTCGTAGTTCTTGCTTGTCGAGTTGAACGTTTCCTGACCTACCACGTTAGTATGCACAATCAGCGCGTCAGCACCGATGGCAGTCTGAATGAATGTCTTGGCGTAGTCAATGCCGTTGGTGAGAATCTTTTCCCAGCCTGCGGTCTGTGCGGCTGCCTGGTCTTTCTGATTGGAAAGAGAAAGCGTGCGCTCCCCGGCAAAGCCGATGCGCTGCAACACCTTGGGGTGTTTCATCAGACGCAGATAGGTGGCGTTATCCATCTCAACGACCACGTTGGTGTAACCGCGATATTTGTCGGTCTTTAGGTCGTAGATTTTCTCCATCAGCACCTGAATGGGGTCGATGGTGGTGACGTAGGTAACGTTGCCCGTAGCGTCCACGGTGTACCAGCTCTCCTTCTTGATGTTTGCTTCGGGGATATGCGACTTGTAGGTCACGCCGGTCAGACCGCCGGGGTTGTTTGCGGCGGTCAGCGTGAGTTCGCGTTTGAACTTCATCTGACCTACCTGATAGGTAACTGAGTTGCGGTGACGGTCGGGGAACTGCTTCATGCGGTCGAAAAGGCGGTTCCACAAATACTCCTTGATGGAGTTTTCGGGGATTTCGCCCCGGAGTGCGCCGAGTGTGGCGGCTTTGTTCGCCTCTATGAGTTCCTTGCGGTAATCTTCCTCGCTGTAGGTCTCGACCCATTTCTGACGCGGAATCGAACCGGTGTACTTTTTCAGCGAGGTCTTGCGACCACGGGGAGTCGGGTCTGAGTAGAGGTCTACATAAGTAGCCATCGCGCTCAGTATACCCTCGCCCTCTAAAAATTCATAGTCGAAGTCAATCTGAGGGTCAGCCCACTCGAAGCCTTCGATGTCCAGCCCTAAGGTTTCGCGGTCTTTCAGCGCGGACTCGTAGTAGGTCTGGAATGTCTTGTGCGACGCAAGGCCGAGAGTCCCAGCCAAGTCGTCAAGTCCTAAAAATCTTGTGTCCATTGCTTACGATTCTTTGATGAAAGTGATTGCGCCTTTGAGGGCATTTTTCTGTGCGGTTGTGTAGGCTGTGCCTGAATAGCGGTCTTCAAGGATGCGACCGCGAGTTACGATTGTGAGGGTGCAGAAGTCCGCGCCCATTGTCACATCGTCGAGGGTCAGACCGATAGGGGTCGAGCTGTTTAGAGTGGCTTCGCCGCCGGGCTTGCTTACCGAAATCGGTGTTCCGGCAGGGATAACCTTGCCCTCGGGATAGCTGTCCGATTTTTTCAGCACCGCGCCTGAGGGGTAGCGTTCGTACACGTCGCTCCACAGCACCACTCTTTCGACCTCTACGGGTCCGGCAGATGTATTCCCGAAGGAATGTCCGTAATTTGCCATGATTTGTCGGTGTTAAGTTAAACTTGGGTTAATTCTCGGCAACCGTCACTCCTTGCCCTGCACTCGCCCTGACTTCTGATAGATTTTCATTACCTCGGTCATGTCGAGTTCTGCTTCGCCGCCCGCGCCGCCGTCGCTCTGGAATGGCTTGGAAATGTCAAGACCTTTCGCCTTTGCAAGCGGCTTGAAAATCTCCATAGCTTCCGTGTGAAGCTCATCTGCGGTCATTGACTTGCCAGTGCGGTCATAGATGCGCATTGCCTGCGCCCATGCGCTGTCTCGCAGTTCGGGATAGCCGTTGACCCATTCGTCTGCGCCGAATTTCTCCTGCGCCTGCTTCACGGCTTGCTCGGCTGTTTTGGCAGTCTCAAAGGCATTCAGCTTCTCCTGCAAGGGATTGATGGCTGCTGCCACTGCCTGCGCCACGATTGCCGCGATGTCGGGAGTGTCCTGCGGTTTCGGTTCGGGGTTTGGTTCGGGTGGTTGGTTGCCGTTGTCAGAGGGTTTCGGAGTAGGCTCGGGCTTGTTGCGTTTCGCCCTGTCCTTATCCAGCACACTCTGATAGGATTTCAGCATCGCAAGAGTCGCCTCGTTTTTCACGAACTCCTCAATCTTGCTTTCGTCCGTTACGAATGTCGATGCGAAAGCGGCAACTCCATCCAGTCTGTCATCGTCCAGCTCCAGTCGCGATTTATACTCCTGTCGCAGTGCTTCCTTGATTTTTTGCTTCATTATCAATGAATTGTGGTTAAACAAAAAGAGCCGACTATCCCGTAAGGGACAATCGGCTCTGTGGCTCTAATTTTTCAAAATGTTGCGGGGAATGATGGACTCGAACCACCGACCATTGCGTTAACAGCACACCGCTCTACCATCTGAGCTAATACCCCAATCATCGGCTTGCCGCTTCCGAGCTCGCCGAGAAAGAATTGCAAAAGCCGACTACCCTCACGGGAAATCGGCTCTTGGCTCTTGGTGTTAGTAATGAAAACTTTATGTGGTTAACAATCTTTTTTACCTATCAAAGCTCATATCTTCAATCCTTATGTGTATCTCCTTTTTGCATTTCTTGCACCAGAGATAGAGGTCGCCTCGCCCTCGCACTTCCTCGTATTTCCCGAGAACGCATGGCTTTCGACCTATCGCTTGACACTTCGGACATAGAATATCACCTTTCATACACCGCAAAATTAATATAATCAATTAAATTACGCAAGTAAATCTAAAGTTTTATTGTTGATTTTTATTATCTTTGCACCAAAATCAGAGCCGCAGAGCCACTTGACCCAATCGGGACAGGTGGCTTTCGCGGTTTTTAAGCATCTATGGCGTTCAGATTACTCGATAAATCGCTCAAATTCGATGTCGCGCTTTACCCGAAAGTGGAGCGCAAACTGCCTACGGTCTCTGACAAAGGATGGGACAAAGTAGGAGGATTCACTTTGCGTGACAAGGAGACTTACGGAGTGTATGCCGACTATATGCCGCAGCCGGGATTGCAAGAAAACCTCTGCGCCTGCGAGTGTAATTTGATTTTCGTATGTGGTGCCGCAACATCGGGCAAGACGTATGCGATGTATCTCAAATCACTATACGGCATAACGCATCCCGGCTTTACCGCGACGTTGTTTTCTTTCCGAGAAAAAGATTCGCAGAAAGGTTCGTCAATCTTCCGTGACGGCGTAGAGGTGGTTGGTAACTTCGCTAACTGCGACTATGTTTCTTCGGGCAATATCGGCTTCCGTTTCCCTCAATATAACTCTCAGCTTCAGTTAGCCAACTTCAATTACAATGTCAACAACCCTGCGGAGTGGGGCGACTTTAAAGAGGATATGAAGAAACGTCAGTCCTCGGATATTGACATTGACGAGGGTACAAAGATAGAAGAAAAAGCCCAGCTCTACCTTTTCTCCCGTAACCGTGATTCTTCCGGCATGCCATCCCAAATGACAATCTCTTTCAATCCGGAATTTGAGCATTTCACTTGCCAAAAGGTACTAATCCCTGCCGGATATACCGAGCCATTCCGCAACGGTGTGCGCATCAAAAAAGATTGGGAGGGCAGAATAAGATATTTCTATCTGACGGGCAAAACATGGGACACGGCGGTATGGGGCGATACCCCCGAAGAAGTAGTTGCCGCTGCCGGAATAACAATCACTGACGAGGAACGAGCCGCAGGCATGACCGAGCAGTCGCTATGCAAGTCGTTCACGGTATTTACGGGCGAGGCGGCAGGGAACAGAAAACTTGTCAACGCAACCGACGGTCAGTCAGTAGCCAACCTTTCCGCTTCGGGCGACGCGGATGCTCTGCGTGGTGGTGTGTTCCTACCACGCAACGAAGAGGAAATCAACATAAGCAAGAATCTGATTACTCAACTTTGGGAAAACCCAAAAGACGAGGACGATAACATGTACGCCACATTCGATGTCGGCGGCGGCAAGGGAGACTCCGCGCCGCTAATCATTTGGCGCGGCTTACAGATGATAGCCATTGAATATTTCACGGGCGAGCCGCAGGAACTTGCCGGATGGATAAAGTCAAACCTTAATCGCTATGGCGTACCCGTCGAGCATTTCGCATACGATGGCACAGGCTTCGGATATTGGCTGCAAGGTCTGACCAACGGAATCTCCGTGACCGCCAACAAACGCCCATTGCAGGAGTATGACGAACACGGCAACCCAGTGACGAAAGACGAGTTTTTCAACTGCCGCTCTCAGCTGTTAGGCAAGCTGGAAGTCGCCCTCAAACGCGGAGATATATCCTGCGTGATTGACCGAAACAAGCAGGTTAAGTTCGGCACAAAGAACGAGACGCGCCGCTTTATCGACGTACTCTACGACGGTGTGAACCTCTTTATCATCACCAAGAAAAACGGCAAGACCTACTACAACTCAAAGGAGGAGTTTAAGGCGCGGTTCAAATACTCTCCGGGCGAGCTTGACGCAATGTCGCTCCGCATGGTCTTTGAACTTGACACCCGCGAGAGAAAGCAGCCCTCCAAAAGAGTCCCCGACAACGCCTATTTCAACTTGGTAAACCGCCCGCGCATAGTCAATCCGTGGCGCAGATTCCGATAACAACATAAACGAGATATGAGAATTTCAGACAGACTACAAAAACAGTTTTGGCGGCGCAGGATAAATCCCGATGCCGTCGATAAACATACGCCCGTCGGCGCGCAGTATTATCAGGAACCCGCCATGTCGTTTGACGATGGCTGTTATATGCTGTTGACGCAAGAGGATTTCTGTCGTGAAAACGACCCATTGGCACACGACATCAACAGCAAGTATATGAGTATGCGTCCTATTTACGAGGTGCGCAAAAAAGTTGACGCGAAGGGCAACGTGGTTCTTGACGAAGAAGGTAAGCCGATAAACGAATGGCATATTGTTGACTTTGAACCCGTGGAAACGGTACGTTTCGGCTTGCAGATGCGTATAAACACATCAAAAACGGCGTTCATGGCAGGCAACGGCTTTTGGGTATGCCATGAGGACAAAGACCACGACCTCGGCGAAAAGCTCAATTCGTGGAAAGACAGCGCCGGACTTGACACAGCATGGATGGAGCTGGTGAAGTCCTGCTACCTCACGGGCGACGGAGCGATTTATCAGTACGTTCACAACGGGCAACTTCGTTATGAGGTTTTCAGCTATCTCAAAGGTGACATTCTTTTCCCCGACTATGACGAAAACCGTAATCCCGTGCTGACTCGTCTTTATACCTTGCGTGGCAGACGCGCCGTTGATATTTTCACCACGGAACGTGTGCAGACGTGGATTGAGGGAGATAAGGAAAGCGAAAAGGATGTGTCGTGGTTCATGCGCTTTTCGGGTTGGTTTGCCAAAGGTCTTAAATGGGACTCCGCAAAGACGAGTGAGGATGGATGGCGTTGCCTTGCTGACAATCCCACGCAAACGCCCGTTGGTGTCAACCCTTGTACATATTTCAGGGTGCCGGACATTCCATCAGGCATAGCCAATCAGGAAATCGGGACGCTTGAAAAGGCGTGCTCGTTTGTCGCCGACGGTGTACGGGCTAACTCGCAAGCTCCGCTGTTTGTCAAGGCGACTGACATAGACAATCTGCCGCGCACCGATTCGACGGGTAAGATTATCGGTGTGAAAGGCGCGGTGGAAGAGCTTAAAGCTGCCGATGCGAAGTTCTTGACTCCGCCGAATCTCTCCGATATTGCGACTATTGACATAGCCAACAAAGAGAAATCTATCCGCGAATCCACCATGAGCGTAGATATTTCTCCTGAGATATTCCGTGCTGCAGACCCGTCGTCAGCGGCAATCAAGCTGCTTTTTACTGATACGATAATATGGTGCAAGAACGAGTTTGTGCATCTTTACCCCTCGCTCGTGCAGATGGTAGATACTTTCAAGGCTCTTGTCGCCAAAATCGAGGGCAACGGAAAGATTGCGACTATGCGGACTTCGTGCGGCTCTGACCCGTGGATCCCGCAGAATGACTCCGAAGTCCTGAAGCGTGAGATAGACCAAGTGCAGAATCGTATGAAATCACGCAAGGCTGCAATGGCAGATGCAGGAAACAACCACGTCGAGGACTACGAGCAGATTATAAAAGAATGGAAAGAGGAGCTTGACATCAAGGCTCGAATCCCGGCTGTTGCGAAAGCAGAAGTCGAAAAAGAATACGGCGAACCGCAGGAAACAATAGAGGTGGTGGATGATGATAATGGCGCAAAGCCAAAAATCAATAATGCCGCAAAAGGGAAGTCAATAGCCGAATAAGCAGAGGGCGCAAGGTCAATCCCTGCGCCCTCGTTTCTGTTTCTACTCCTGGCAGCTCAGAACGGTAATGGGTCTCCCATACTGTCCGTCGGAGCTTGCGCCTGCTGATTGACAGGCTGCTGAGGCACAGGCTGCGCACCTTGCCGCTCCACTTTCCATGCGTTGAGCTGCGTGAACCATTTGCCGTTCCATTCGCGGCTTTCCGCGTCAAACGAAACTTTGACCTCCTCGCCCACATTCGGACACTCGTTCACCTTGTCGCCGAAAAGTTGCATACACACCTTCTTCGGGTATTGCCCTGCGGTTTCGATTACGAACTCCCTTTTCTGAAAGGCTTTGCCCGATTTGCTTATGCCGCTTACCAAATCTAAGACGGCAACTGTTTTTCCTTGTAATTCCATATATTTTTTTGATTAGTTATTATCCTCTTTCGGTAAATCAAGATTCTTCTTCGGGTCATAATGCCAGCCGTTTTCTTCGGCGAACCTGCGCGTCCGGCAAAAATCGCATTCATTTATGATTTTTCCACCCTCGACGTTGCTCTCCACGAAAGAGCGGTAGGAACAGGCAGAGCATCTTTCCGGCAAATATCTCCTTGGAGCTTCCTGCTCCTCTACCTCATCCTTCAGTATGCCGAGTTTCTTGAATATCTCCGTAAGCACTTTCAACGTATCGGGGTCGAGTGTATCTCCGCTTTCAACCATACTCATGGCTTGATTCAGGAGGGACTTCAACGCCTTGTCCTTTCGGCTTTCATCTACCTCTATCAGATGAGCCTCGCCCTTATCTTTGCCACCGTTCAAAAACTCTTTCAGATAGGCGGCGTACACATCACGGTATTCCTTATTCTTGCTGTAACTGAAAAAGTCCTTGCACCGACGCTTACCCTCATTGCTAAGTTTCCCATCGCCCGTTATATATTCCGGATGGAACAGCAAAAACGCCTCCTCGTTCTTTGCCGAAAAAGCCACGGCATACTCGATGCAGTTCTTTTCTAAAACCGTCAGCTTGCTCTCAATACATTGAGGACGGCGTGGTATCAAACTATCTATTGCCATGTCTAAATCGCTTCATTTGCTTTATACACCAACCTCACGTCTATATCGTGAAAATACTTCATCATCTTTAGGCGCAACGGAACGTCCCTTGAGAGAGTATAGGGCGAGCCTTTTACATCTTCCACTACAAATTCGCCATCTTTAATGTAGGAAAAGTCGGCTGTATAGCGCATCGGTTGCAGAATCGTCCGTTCTTTTACCACGTCTTTGGTTTTCTTGTGTTCGATATACTGCTCTTTTTTTGCTGGAAGCAACTCCCAACGCGGCTGTAATGTCAATTCAGAAATCAGTCCGTCCCGCTCCGCTTGTTTCAATACGATATAACGGTCTTTCTCCTTGATGCTGTCAAAGAGAATACCATCATACTCAACCTTTTTATTGTGATATTTGGGTTTGTTCTTTTTCGCCATTATTTGTAATCATTCTAAATTAGATACCTCGACTATGATTGCTTCGTCATGGCTAAATCCGCTTTCCCCAATCCCCTCGACTATCGCCCACGCCTCCCAATGCTCCATCAGCTTGGCAATCGTCATATTCTCGCCGTAGATAGAGCGGAGCATGAAGGTAAACTCCGGCGAGTTGATGCGGAAACGGCAGATGTTGGTGATTACTCGCTTGTCTTTTCGCCACTCGCAACAGAATTGCACCACATCGCCGATTTTCGCGGTTTGCAGAGCCTTGTTACAATAAAGCCCTATCGGGAGCGCGACCTGTGCCACGTTCCTCTCTTTCGGCGTAGGGTGCTGTATCTTTATCGGTCGGGGCATACTCAATTCCTATTAGTGTTCACTACTGCCACGGCTCTGCGGAAGTGCAGCCACCATTTTTCTCTCAATACTCTCTTACGCAAATCGTGTTCGCCGATGCGCTGATACTTGCTCGTCCGAGTTTCCACAAGCCCATCCAACGCCGCAGCCTCACTGCGCATACGCTTACCGCAGAAGCCTTGTATCTTCTCAACATAGCCGTAGGTATCAACCCGTTTGCCTCCCCACCATATCCGCCGTTCCTCCATGAATGTAGTGATAGTGTCGGCGTTTGGATTGGCAAGAAAATTCTCGACTCCCATATTGTAGAAGTCCTGCGCTATCGGGAGTATGCACGAATAGAAATTGCTTCGCGCCCACGCGCCCATGCGGATGAACATTTTGCGGATAGGCTCGTAAATCTTCATAACCTTTGCCTCTCGCTGGAGCGTTAGTTGCCAATCTATCTCATCCGATATGAAGCCATCGCGTATCAGTCCGAAGTTGCCGGGATAGTTGGTCGTTTCGATATGCTCACGACACAGCCCCTCGTCGTGCGAGTGCTGATAGCCGTCCTCCACGCCGAGTTTGTAAACCCGGTCAAAAAGCGTTATCAGCTTCGACACGTCTTTTGCCTCTATGAGCGGTTGCGTAGCCATTACTCTTTATCCTCGTTCAGCACCTCGCGCATAAGCTCCTTATCCACCTCCTTTTTCGCTTTCAGCTCTTTCTTGCTCATGCCGCTTTCAGAGGCAATATCTTCCATGAGCACCTGCGAAGCCATTTCTTCGGAATCGGAAACTTTCTCTGCGGCTGCTTTCGCTTTCTCGTTCATACGCTCCTGCCACGACATTATGGCTTTCTGAATATCCGCATTAAAGCCCTCGTCCTGCGTCAGAAGCATAGACACAGCATTGAGCATAAAGGCGTAGCCGTGGAGTTGTTCGGTTTTTCCCTGCTCCAATGCGGCGGTCAGATAGCCGTAAACATGAGCGTTGCCAGGGATTATCAGGCTCCATTGCTCATCTCTGCCTATTGCGGAGATTTTCAGATAAGTTCCGTTGACACTTCCTTTCCTGATTTTCTTTTCGTCACGGTAGAAGTTGAATCGGTAAGGGCCAACTTCCACACTTTTGTATAGATTTGTTTTCAGTTTCATATCATTCTTGTTTCTTCCGTTTATCATATCTTCTCATTCTCGCGCAGTCGCAGTCGGGAGTGCAAGCAACAGACATATGCCCCGTCCACAGAACGAAACTCATAAAGTAAGGCTGAATTGGAGAACTTTGCTTTATGCAATTATCGTTTACTCCGTGATACTTACACTTCATTCTGTACGCCTCGCGCTCCTTGCTCTCGGTCATTCCTCATCAAGTTTCTTAATCTCGGCTTCCAGAGCGTCCACGAAGATTTTACGGATATTGTCGGGCAATTCAAATGTAGATGCGCCACACGAAATGCCCATTGAGCTTACGTTGTACTGGCTTTGGTTGATTTGGGGGTTGCTTTGCTCAAACAAATCTTTCCATTGTTTCAGCTCATCATACTTCCGCAGTTTCTCGCGGTTGAAAATAAGGTCTTTAATCTTCATTTTTCAAACAAAAGGCTCAAACTTTCGCCCGGCTGTGCGAGAACCGGGGTACTTGTCTGAGCCGTTAATATCCTTTTCCGAAGCCTCGCACGCTTCATAAGCGCAAATATAGTGTATTATTGCTGATTATGCAAATAATCCTATAATTTAGCTTTAGATTTTCGCAGGCAAAAGAATGTGCCGTATTGGTCTCGGTCTTTGAAACACTTTTTTGCTGTGAGCATAGCGGATAGGTCTTTGGCATCGAACTTACGCACACTCCCCTCTGCCTTGACCCATGCCTCGTATTCAGCAAACAGTTCTTTAAGATGCCTCCTGCACTCTTTCACATCGGTGCCGACCGCCTCGTAATCGTTCTCAGCCCACCATCGGCGCATATTGTTGCTGCCTGCCATGATTATCTCCTGCGACTTCTTCATGTCCTCGCCCATGACAATATCTCCCTTGTTCTTGGCAAAGATGCGGTAACCTTCCACAATCCAATGGAAGATATACATAAGAGCCTCCGGGCGCGTCAGCTTGTAGGTAAGGCTCGTGTCCCTGTCCTCGCCCGTGAACGCCTGCGTGGTCGTATGCACCACAAGCCGTCTGCGCTGACCTCCGTAGCTGTCATCGTCAGTCTCGGGCATAGTGTTGGCACAGCAGAGCAATGGCGGTGCAATAACCTTTACGGGCTTCTTATCGTAAGGCACACGCCCTTGGAACTCGCCTCCGCTCGCAAACCGCTTGAAGTCGCCGCCCGACAGCTCCTTGCCGTCCATATCGTCTATGAAGTTGGCGACCTTGTTGGCGAGTGCCGCGATATTCACGTTGCGGTCCGAGTCCTTGAACAGCTGACGGAACGAAAAGCACGAAAAATACTCCTTGCCGAACACTGAGGCTATCACATTTGATACAACGGACTTTCCGTTGGCACCGGGGCCAAGCAAGAATAGGCAGTATTCAAGTTTGAATTGACTCTTATCGGCTATAAGTGCGCCACACCACTGCTGAAACACGCTCCGAGCGTCCTTATTCGGAATAATCTCGGCGATTTTCTCCTCCCACAGCTTGCAGGGATTGCCGAAAGTGCCGTATTTCTCCGCACACTCACGATACAGCTCGTCCTTGTCCTTATATTCCAAGTCAAGCACGATAGCAGGACATTGCTCAACGCTCGGCTTCACGGCTTTTCGCTTCTCAACGTCATACACGAGGTTTCTGAACGCCACATAACGCCGATTCGGACGGTAGAGGTATTTGTCGCTGCTCGAAATCGTGTCAAGGCAGCTCATGGCGATAGCCTTTGCAGGGTACTCGTCATTGTATTTCTCGCCCAAATCAAGCTCAATAAACGTCCGTTTGAGCAATTCCTTAAGAAATATCTCCCTGTCCTCCACTCGCACGAAACACACGCCGTTAAACGCATATATCGCGCTCTTGCTCCCGTCCGAGAGAAAGCGCTTCATCTTATCCTCGCAAATCAGACGGCGAATGATAGTCCGCAGACGGTCAACGCGCCACTGCATAACCATATTGTCGTTATGCCCCGACCCTTTCAGAATATTCTCGTATGTCTTAGTCTGCCCGTTCTTGGTCTTATACGCATACGTTTCGCCGTAGAGTTTCTTATTCTCCGCCTCCATCGCAGGGCAGAGCCACGAAAGGAGGTAGGTGTACGTCGATTCATTTACCATTGCCATAGTTACCACCAAAATATACCGCCCCAAATGGCGAAAAACGCGATTCCGATAACAACGACCATAGCACTTCCAATGCCATATCTATCATCCTCGCCAACTTTCTTCAACCACACAATCCATAGTATTCCTGCTATGATTGCGACAACATTATACCATGCTATTGTAATCATACTCATTCTCCCTCCTTGAAAAAATCCGCGCCGAAGATGGATTCAAGCAACATATATCAGTTCTTAAATATTTCTGCGTTCATTGGATTAACACTCTCTGCATAGTCCTTTGCCATTTTATGTGCGAACATTATTTGCTCTTTATCCTCGGCGGTGAGACGTTGAGAGAGAGGTTTAGTAAACAGCCACGACAATACTTTTTTTGCATCATCGTAATATATGGCTACGGCTTGTTTCCATTCCTCCATACTGCCGTAACCTTGCTCGTCGGTCTGATACTTGGCGTATTGCTTTGCTAATTCTTCGATTGTCTTGGTCATTGTTTTATTTTTTTGTTAATTAAATTATATTTCTTATATTTGCAACATTAAATATAACTTTTATGAAAAATAGAATCAGAGAAGTCCTCTCCGAGAGAGGCATAAGCCAAAAGGAATTGGCACAAGGCATCGGTATGTCCGAAATCGGACTCTCAAGAGCGTTGGACGGAAGTGCGTCGAAAAAAAACATCGAGAAAGCAGCCAAGTTTCTTGGAGTGGATTCCAATTCGCTCATAATCGAAAACGAGTTGCGCAAAGCCTCGTTTGAAGGAACGCTTACAATCGGAGGCGCCGAACTGGAGGTAGCAGTCCTTGATGACGGAACGCGCGTCATAAGACAGTCTGCGGTATTCCGCGCATTAGGCAGACCTCCAAGGGGAAATTCAAGGGTGATCAATATCCCCACATTTATGGACGCTGCAAACCTCCAACCCTTTATAGATGACGAACTTATGGGGCTGACCAATAAAATCTCATATATCGACACCAAGGGTACACCGCAAGAGGGGTTTAATGCCCTAATCCTCCCATCGGTATGTGACCTGTATTTACAAGCAAGAGCCGCAGGTGTTATTAAACTGCCTTCACAACTTGCGTCGGCAGCCAAAGCCGAAATATTAATTCGCTCGCTCGCCAAAGTCAGCATCATCGCCCTTGTGGATGAAGCCACCGGGTACAACACCGAGAAAGGCCGCGCCGTAGATGCCCTCCAGCAATTCTTGCACAAGTTCATGCGTGACGATGCGGCAAAATGGGTCAAGACGTTCGACGAAGACTTCTTCGAGATGATATATCGTATGAACGGATGGACCTGGACCGGTGCGACTAAGCATCCAAGCGTTGTAGGGAAATGGATAAACGACATTATATATGAACGAATTGCTCCGAAAGTATTGGACGAGCTTCGCAGACGTAATCCTAAAAACGAAAACGGCAACAGAAGCCACAAACACCACCAATTCCTTTCGGAAGAAATCGGCCACCCGAAACTCAAAGAACACATTGCCGGTGTTATGGCTATAGGGCGAATTTCAGGCGACAATTGGCAGCGATTCATGCGCAATCTTGACCGAGCATACCCTAAGTGGTACACAACCCCTGAACTTGACCTTGATTGGGAAGACGACGAATAAGCGACTTTCATCTCTTCTCATATTTAAGCCCAAAACACCAGCGGAGCATAAGCCGCTTGAATCGGGAGATGGGTTTGTAAACTGCGAGCGAGTAGCCCGTGGGTTCGTGTTCCAAACGACCGATAGGTTGCGGCATCAAGGTGTGAGCCTCTATTGATTCATTGCCTTCAACGACATATAATTTGTTGATGTTAGTTGTCAATTTCGGCTTCGTATCACTCCAGCCATCATCAAATATTTCTGCCATATCTCACTCTCCTTCCTTTATCAGTTCCAACGCGGACTTTATGCCCTCACTCAACGCCTGCTCGTATGAATCGTATTCGCCATCGTCTTCAATCATCTTTTCGCCTCCGACAACTGCATACAAATCAAATCCCCAAAAATCCCATCTGTCGCACACATTACCGTCCGCATCAGTAGAATAGTCGGAAAAGACACATGCGTCCACATGTATTCCCCATTTCTCCCGCAGCCACTTCTGAGCGTGAAAGATATGCGGAGCGGAGCAATGCGGGACACTCCAATCGTCATTGTTGTAATCATCTGCTGACGCTTGGCGCAATACCATTTCGTCGCTATTGGTATAAGCCTTATACCAATAGTGGTCGCACGGCTCATCGAATCCGGCGGCTTTGAGAGCCTTTGAAATCTCGTATGAGCAGTAATCTTCATTCATAGCCATACTATTATTTGTTCTGCTAACTCAATGGGAAATTTATCTCCATTGAAGATTATATATCTGAAATTGCACTTTGGCAACGGCATACACTTAATTGTTGCTATTTCCATTGTCTTTCTTCTCTTTGGGTTCGTATGCAACGCGCCATTCTTCTTTGCTTGCACCGATAGTAAGATTGCATCCATCTATCTCTTTCGGCAGGAGCGAAAGCAAATCGGCAACGGTGAAGATTGGGGCGTCGCTTACATAGATATTATGCGCAACTCCGTTTTGAGCCACAATAGGCTTATAGATGCGTTCTTTTTCGCTTGCCTTATCTTTGGTCACTCCGCGCTTGATAAGCTCTGCGGATTGCTCGATGCTTAAACAATTCTTCATTCCACCACTCCTTTCTCCCGGCACGGGCAGTCGGGGTCGTGGATAATACCACCTTCATAGACGTGCAGATAGATGTGTCCGCGAATTGTGTCGGTATAGATATTGTAACCGTTCACAATTCTGGGCTTGTTATTTCCGCACCCCGTCAGCGTCAGGGCAAGCAGGGCGAGGAGAGTTAGGGTTGGTTTCTTCATCTTATTGATAAAAAAACAGCCGGAAACCGGAAGGTGTCTAATCTTTAAATTCAAGTTATGGAATTTTGCGGATTCCGGCTGTCGTGTTATATTTGTGGTGTCTAATTTTAAATCAAGTTTTTATGGATTACGAAAATAGCAATATCCCTGATGTTGCATCTGCGGTAAAGCATTTAGGAGCAATAACCGGAGTGGAGTGCAACATTAGCGAAGTCCCGTTTCTCAAAGAGAAAGGGTTGTTTTCTCTCCCCACGGTTTCCGATGATGTTGTTAGAATAGCTTCCAAGTATGGGCTCCATGAATTCGTTACGGGAGATGTTTATACCTTTAGACAACAATTTATAAGGGTTATCCGTGCATTGAGTCAAAAGGGGCTGTTCCCCGAATCTGAATTCGACAGATTCTTTGAATAGGGGCTATTCGCCTTCCGGGTCGGCGTGGAATACCAATATCTTTAAATCAGGATATTGCCTTTTTGTATCTTCGAGGCATTTGCGTTCCCATTCACGGTAAGACGTTGATAACCCCGTTGCGGCAATAAAGCCTGTCGCAACGAGGCCTCCCGGCAATAAAAAAGCATCTTTTGTATTAGGTAATACCTTTATCAGTTCGATGAACTTCGCAGCGTCGGGGTAGGCTTTCGCAAACATCCGCTGGAACGCGTCGGGGGCTACGCCGAGCGTTCCTTCCATCGAGGAATCCCCTACGGTGAACACTGTTCTGCGATTCGTCTTGCGGAACAATTTTCTGTATGCTTTTTTGAAAAGTTCTTTGATTTCCTGTTTCATATCTCTTGTTTTTGTGGTGGGCTATTTCTTCTTGAACTCATATTCCTCGCATATCTGCTCAATGTCGGCTTCAGTCAAATCAAACCATTCACCGCGCACTCGTTTGACGGCATATCTGCTGTGTAATTCTTTTTCCACAAGCGTGTCGCAAACGCGGAAAAGCGTGATTGTAGGCTTCTCTGACTGTAATGTGCGCTCCCTTTGGCGAGGATTGACTGACATTCCTATCTTGGTATAGCCAGTATTGCTATCGCGCATGAGATAGGTTTTTGCGCTCTTTGCGTTTCGTGGTGTATATCGGGGAGTAAAGTCCTCTTTAGATGCTTTGGTGAAGCACCAATCGGGAAACCAAAACTCCATGTTGTTCAGTTTATATTGATTTTCGCACATTCGTTCCGTGATTGTCATTGTACAACCACAATATTCCGACATTAACTGCGAGAAATCGCCATCCTTGTCAGAATATTCCACTATTCCGAATTGGTCTTTCAATTCGTCATACCATTTGTGAGAATTGACAGTAACTCTATCTCCAATCTTATAAGAATCGACGGCTGTATAAGCAATTCTTTTGAGGTTGCCGTCTGAAATATCCTCAAACTTAATTGCCGCACCATAACAATTCCAAAAGCGCGGCGTGAAGTGAAATCCATTGCTGCTGGATCTCTTCGTTAAGCCATATAGATAGCCTCGCATATATTCAACACATTCATACAAAGATTTATGCCAACCGCCTTGCGAATAAAACTGCCGGAGTTGCTTACTGTCCGGCATAGGCTCCGCAACAACAAAGATATATGACTCGTTGACTTTTAAAATGCAGAATATATAGAAGCTATGGATATCTTGGAAATAAGCAGCGATATCACACTTCCCGCAATATGTCGGAAGCCTATATTGACTTGTATCTATATCTTTCGGGAATATAACCTCAATATTTTCAATTCCCCGCACCCTATACCAACGCACGACTTCCTGTCTGCACAATTCTAAAGCCGACTCATATATCTTATGGGACAAGCTGCCTGCCTGCATTGCGGCAACCATCGTTTCATAGCTTACTTGATTGTGCTCTATGACATCATAATAACCGTCTGAATACCCATCTTCAAGACTAACGAGCGAAATAAGAGTGTCGGGTACACACTCCGCCTTGGAAGCCTCAAACACCCCCTCCGTCGTGTTGAATCTATACCCGAAATCCAAACCGCCTATTCCCCACATTGGATAAGTAGCGAGAATCGGCAGCCCATCATTGCGCGGTAGCATATCGCATTTCTGACCTAACAGACGTGCCGCTTCTTGGAGTTTTCGGGCAGTCGTATGGTCAACACGCACAAAGTAGGATGTATAGTGAGTTCTTATCTTCATATCGGCTCTTTTGACTCTTGGTTCATGTCACAAAGTTAAAGCTATATTGCAGATTATCCAAATAAACCTATAATGTAGCTTTAGGTTTTGAAAAGCCGAAAAAGGACGTGATTTTGACCCGAAATCGCAAAAATCACTGCATTTGGTGTACTCCCTTCATCCTTCCTCTCCCTTTTCTCCCCTCTATAAATCAACTGTTTAAGCCATTCGCAAGTATAAAGGCTGTAGGAATGTACTACTTTTTCTAATCTTTTCTTTTCCTTATCTTCTCTTACTATATATTTTTATAGAAATATTCTTTGATTTTTTACTACATGAAAAGAAAATATAGAGGTAAATATATAAATATCAGTGTATTATGCCATGTAGTTGCAAGTTCAGTCTGCTGCATTGAGGTGCATGAGTATTAAAAATATATAAAAGTTTAATTTTGGGGTTTGACGGGAATTTTCAGCAAAAAAAATTTTTCAGGGTCGCACCCGCCCGTTTCGGCTCTCGGGTCTCCATACCCCCGGCACCCCTTTGCAGGGTTTATCTCTCTGAATATCAAGCATAACGCAGTGTAATACGGTCGTTTGCCATCCCGTTGAGCCTCGATTTTGGCAGATTCTCATCCTTATTTTGAATTGCTCCAAATAAGCAAGGTTAATTTATTGATTTTCATGGATTTACCCCAACGCTTATTTGTTAAATTCCACCTCAAAATCTTACTCCAACCGTTAAAATGTCTTTCATAATTTTCCGTGTTTCCCTTGTTACTCTTGACACCTGCAAATATAGCGAAAATAAGCCACATTCCAGCGCTTCTACTGCGATTAAATTATTTTCGCGTTTCCCCTCGTGTCTGAAAACTCAAACTCTGACAGCGGCTAAATGTGGAGGTCGTTTTTGTGAATTCGGAATTTAATATGCTGATATTTAACACTTTATATTTGGTAGGGTATAATATTATTCGTACCTTTGTAGTGTAAGGAATGACCAACAATAAAGCCCGTCGGGGTCATTCCTCACAGATAACCGACGGGCAAAGTTTAATTACATGCTACAAAGGTAGCGAAAAAGTTTAATTACATGGTTAACAAAATCGTTTTAACAGCCGCGATTATCGCAACAATGCTTGCCACGTTGAGCGTAGCGGCTTCGGAAATGGCAAACGCCAGTAACGGCGAGTTAGCATTAAAGCTAATGGCGTTTATCTCGCTTATCATCTTTGACGTTTACGCACTTGTTGCGATACTCAAAGGCAGAGACAAAGACTAACAGCATAGGGGGCGGCAAGCTTCAAACGGCGAAGTCCCGCCCCCTATTCCAGATATAACATAAACAACCACCCACAAAACCCAATCACGATGAAAGCAAATAACACCCCCGCGACCATGAACGCAAACGAAACAACCGCAATTTGCCCGCTTGACTTTGATACAGTTTTCGACGCATACAACTATGCAATGGCACACCGCCACGATGAGAACCCGTTAGCCGTCGCAATACCCACCGACGCACACGGAACGGACTACGGGCGCAGCCTCGCACTAAACGGCGTTAAGTTGTTCGCTGTATGGTCTGACGAACTGGATGAAACCGCAAACGGCTATGTCTATACCACTGAGGCCGGAGCGCGTGAAGCTATGGCACAAGTAGAAGCCAATGACAAAGAGGCCGGAGTCTATGAGCCTAATTATTGGAAAGTGTTCGACATGACAAAATATTTCGCATGAAACAGACCCTAAAAGCCACGGCGGTAACGCTCGGAATCATTGCCGCCGTGGTGATCCTCAACTACATTCTTAAGGCCGTCGGGTGCCTTATGATCTATATTTCAGAAACCTGTAACGTACAACTCTAAAACAAATAACCATGCAGACAATCAAAGTAAACACAAGCATATTGCTTGATGCGGCCACCTATATGCGTAATAAAACCGCAATGAGTAAAAGCGAGCTTCAACAACTTAACAAGGCTGTGAATGCCATAGAGGACCTTACCGCCGTGGTAGAGTCCCGTACTGCAAAACTGGTGGAACTCGCAAAAAACGGTCTGAATGACAGCATCTTGGAGCGTATAATAAATAACGATAAAGCCAAATTAACAAATTCTATTGCAGGCTTACGCGCTTGGATGCTTGACTTTACAAATAAGAACCCCGACATGAAGGAAATCAAAGTGTTCGCATATATACACCCTAACTATCACGCTGCAAGTTTCACGATTGACGGCTTGCGCTATATGGCTCATGTGCATCGGGACATTTTAAACGTCGGGCGTTACTCCGGTGTCATTCAATCCTGCGGGATAGTATGCAATAACAGCACCTTTGCGGATGCCGTGGAGTTCATAAGCACCGCGATAGAAAACCATTTCGCCGCCTTTGGTCTGAACGTGGAATTTGTCAACGTATAAACCGGAAGAAGATGAGAACGAAGACACCTAAACAGATACACGAACAGTGGGTGCGAATTGCGAACTTTGCGGAGCGTAGCATGATATACAGCCAGTGCAAGGATATAGTTTGCAGATACCTTCGCAACATGGCTAATTACAACGGTGCAGCTCCTTATTGGTCTAACGGCTATCACTACAACGAACGCAATAACGCACCCGTCCCTGCCTCAGTCTACGCAAAACAAGTCTAA